CGACCCTGGCAGGAAAGAGCTGGTCGAGCAGTGGCAGAAGAAGATCAAGGATCGGCGCGCCAAGCTCGAGCCCGAGTTCAAGAAGATGCGCGAGAATCAGATGTTCGCGCGGCTCGGCGACGACAAGGAATGGGTGGAGGGCGGAAACTACGTCGTTCCTGTCACGGTGCGCACCATCAACCAGAAGGTGGCGCGGCTCTATGCCCGGAACCCGCAAGTTTCGGCCGAGGTGCGTCGCCAAGTGCTGTTTTCGGTGTGGGACGGCGACCCGCAGACGCTCATGTCGGCCATCGAGCAGGTCGGCCAAGGCAGGATGGCCATGCAGGCTGCGGAGATGGCCGGCGATATGGCCGGCTTCGAGATGGCGGCGCAGTCGATCAATCCCGAAGCGGCGGCGATCGTCGAGGAAGTGGAGCAGGTGAAGCGCGAGCAGCTTCTTTTGCAGCGCATCGCCGATACCGCTGAGATCCTGGGCAACTATTTCCTCCAGGATCAGAGCCCGAACTTCAAAAAGAGCTTCAAGCAGCTGATTCGCCGCACCGCGGTCTGCAAGATCGGCTACGTCGATCTGTCATACGAGCGCGTCATGGCGCCGAATCCGGCTGTGACGGCGCAGCTCGAGAGCAGCACGTCGCAGATGAAGCGCGTCGAGGCACTGCTGGAGGACGCGACCGAGGGCAAGGTAGAGGAATTCACGGCCGAGGCCGAGCGGCTGCGCACGCTGATCGATACGTTGCAGAAGCAGCCGGAGATCATCGTTCGGGAAGGGCCGGTACTCGACTTTCCGACGTCCGATGAGGTTTGGAGCGACGAGGATACGCGCGTTCTCGACGGATTCATCGGCTCCCGATGGGTCGTTCGCCAGTTCATGAAGACTCCCGAGGACATCCGGGCACTGTTCAACAAGGACATCGGCGACCAGTTCACGCCGTACTTCAAGAAGCAGCCGGGCACCAAGCAGGACGGCACGAAAGGGCAGGTCTGCCTCTGGCGCGTCCAGGACAAGGAGCTTGGCCAGGAATTCTACCTCGCCGACGGCTACTGCGACTTTCTGCGCGAGCCCGGACCGCCCGAGGTGTCGCTTGAGCGCTTCTTCACGGTCTACACCCTGGTCTTCAACGGTGTGGAGAGCGACGAGACGCTGTACGCGCCGTCCGACGTCGAGCTGATGAGGCCCGCGCAGAAGGAACTGAACCGATCGCGCCAGGATCTCAAGGACCATCGTCGCGCATCGCTGCCGCGCTATGTCGCCGCGGGTTCGTCCATGGACAAGCGCGAGACGACGTCCATTCTGGACTACCCGGCGCACGCGATCATCAAGCTCAAGCAGCTCCTGATCGGTCAGAAGGTCACAGACCTCCTGCAGCCCCTCCCGTTGGTGAAACCCGACGCCGCCCTGTACGACACTCGGCCGCAGATGGACGACATCATGCGCTCCGTCGGGTCTCAGGACGCCAATTTCGGCAATGCCGGAAGCGACACCACGGCCACCGAGGCGTCAATCGCCGAAGCCAGCCGGTCGGCCGATATGGCGTCCAATGTCGACGAGGTGGACGAGCTTCTGAGCGAGCTGGCCTCGGGCATCAACGAACTGAACCTGATGTACATGAGCGGCGACACGGTGCGCGAGATCGCGGGCGCCAAGGCCGTGTGGCCGGAGCACAATCGGGCCGAGGCGGTGAAGAAGATCACGCTCCGGGTGCGCGCCGGCTCGAGCGGCCGGCCGAATGTAGCGGCCGATCTGGCCAACCTGGAGCGCGCGACGCCGTACCTGCTGCAGATGCCGGGAGTGAACATGACGCCGGTCGCCAACCGCTACGGCGACCTGCTGAACCTGCCCGTCGATCAGATGAAGGCCGAGGGTGCGCCGTCGGCCGTCACGCTGAATTCGATCATGCAGCGGATGGCCGCGCCGCCGGCGCCCGCCAACGACAAGGGCAAGCCTGGTGCGCCGCGCCAGGGCGGAGAAGGGCAGCGCCAGGCGGCGCACCCTGCGCCCGGCGAACAGGGCATCGAGCAGCAACGGGGACCGGTGGCCGCATAGCGATTCCGGTCACGAATTTGCACCCCGTCACGCTTCGCGATAGGGTGCGCCCACAACGACCAACGTCGTGAGACGTCGGTAGCCCTTGATGGAGGCGTGATGACCGAAGCTACGCCGGCTTCGAATAGCGACGAGGGTCGTGAGACCCAAACCGTGACAACGGACCAGAACGGCAACGGTCAGGTCCAGTCCGATCAAGGGCAGGGCAGTCAAGCGGGTTCGCCCTCCGCAGCTGCAGAGCCGAAGACGATGCTGGATGCGGTCAACGCCGCACTCGGCAAGCCCTCGGAGGGAGCTTCGCAGGCTCCAAATGGTCCGGCAGGCCAGCCCCAGGAGGGCAAGCAGCCGGGCGGCAAGAATGGTTCCGAGGAGTACGACGGCTCGGCAGACCTCTCCGATGAGGAGCGGGGCAAGCTCAGCGAACGTACACAGCGCCGCATGGCGCATCTCGCCGGCGAGGTGAAAGCCAAGTCGGCCGAGATCGATACCCTGAAGCCCGATGCAGACGTCGGGCGCAGCATCACGGATTTCGCGCATCGCGCAGGACTCTCCGCTGACGAGCTGAATCAGGGCTTCGACGTCATGTACGCGATCAAGAAGGATCCCGTTCGCGCCCTGCAGATGCTGGAGCCCCTTGTGGACCAGCTACGCCAGGTCGCCGGCGAGGTTCTTTCCCCGGAACTGCAGCAGGCCGTGAACGAAGGCCGCATCGACGAAGCCATGGCGCGCGAACTGTCGCGCAACAAGGCCCGGAGTGCGCTTTCCCAGCAGCAGCTGCAGCAGCGTGAAGACGAGCGAAAAGCAGAGACCCAGCGGTCCCAGCACCAGAGCCACGTCAACACCATCTCCGACGCCGCCCGTCAGTACGATCTCCAGTGGCAGAAGACCGACCCGGACTACGCGCTCAAGAAGGATCGCGTACTGGAGCTGGTTGAGCTCCGAATCCGCCGCGACGGCTACCCCAAGTCGACTGCCGAAATGCAGACGTTCATTCAGGAGTCTCGCGACAAGGTCGAGAAGGAGCTTGCTTCTCTCCGGCCAGCGGGTGTTCGGCCTATCACACCAATTACAGGAGGCGGTTCTTCGGCGCAGGGCAAACTGGCCCCGAAGAGCATGCTCGACGTCATCAACAACACGCTCGGGTAAATCGACGGGGCCAATCCACCAAGGATTGAGCAATGCCGTTCACCGCGCAGGAAATCGCCAACATCACGGCCGCGGCCCTGGACTTCCACATGGACCAGGGCAAGGTCGAATCCCAGACCATCCAGGACAAGCCGCTGCTCGCCGCGTTCCGCGAGCGCGAGAAGTCCTTCCCGAGCGGTAAGGAGTCGATCACCGTCCGCGTCAAGGGCGAGTACACGACCACCAACCAGGGCTTCGAGCACGACGACACGGTCGAGTACGCCAACCCGGCGAACATCAAGACCGGCAACTACCCGTGGAAGCTTCTCCACGCCGGCATCCAGTTCTCGATGCATGAGCTGGCGAAGGACGGCATCAGCGTCGTCGATTCGACCAACGGCGCCCAGACCGTCGAGCACACCGGCCGCGAGAAGACGGCCCTGGCCAACCTGCTCGACGACAAGCTCGAGGACATGCAGGAGGGCTCCGACCGCGACGCCGAGGTCATGTACTGGCGTGACGGTACGGCCGATCCGAAGAAGATCCCGGGTGTCCGTTCGGCGATCCTCGATAACCCGGCCGCGGCCGGCCTGGTCGGCGGCATCGATCCGATCGTGAATACCTGGTGGCGCAACCGCGCGCGCACCGCAACGTCGGCCGACGGCGCCATCAATGCCGGTACGCCGGCCAACCAGGTGCTCGTCCAGACGCTCCAGAAGGAGATGCGCCAGCTTCGCCGCTACGGCTCGCCGCAGCACAAGGTTTTCGCCGGCTCCGACTTCATGGACGCTTTCGAGATGGAGCTTCGCGCCAAGGGCAACTACACGCTCGAGGGCTGGGCGAAGGGCGGCAACGGCGTCATCGACGCGAGCGTGGCCGACATCGCCTTCAAGGGGCTGCGTATCCAGTACTGCCCGACGCTCGATGACGAAGGCCTGTCCAAGTACAGCTTCTTCCTCGACATGAAGAGCATCTACCCCATGTACATGGAAGGCGAGAACTGGAAGAAGCACTCGCCGGCGCGTCCGTACGACAAGTACGTCTTCTACCGCGCCAAGACCTACATCGGCGGCCTCGTGTTCAAGCGCCGCAACACGTCCGGCGTCTACGCCATCCAGTAATCCGGGAACGATAGAAGGAATCATCACCATGCCCAATGTCCCTGCACAGAAGGTTGTTTCCGGTACGCTGGCGGCGGATGTCGCCAACGCCGGCACTTTCACCGTCACCTATCCGACGGGTTTCTCGAAGGGGTCGTTCGATCTCCAGGGGGTGAACTCCCTGGTGATCGGCGGCAACACCTTCCGCCAGCCGCAGCATTTCACCGTGTCGTTCGGCGCGTCTTCGGTGACCATCACGAACGCCAGCGGCTCGACCTGGCCGGCCGGCGCCAGCTTCATCTTCGGCTTCTCGCTGCCAGGCGTCTCCGGAAATCGCCCCGAGAACGTGCCGCGGCTCAGTGCCAACAAGGCGCGAATGTTGGCTCCTGTCTTGGTCAATCTCGGCTCGCCGGCGGCTGCTGCGTCCACGGGCGTGGCGCTGTCCCAGAGCGTGGCGCAGAACGCCAACTTCCTGCTCAATGGCGCCCTGGTCGCCAACGGCGTGGCCGTCTTCGACGTTCCCCGCAATGTCGTGGCCGCATGGACGACCAACGCCAAGCTGACGATCTACGGCGAGGACGAGTTCGGCAACCGCATGGTCGAGCAGACCGCGGCGGCTGCTGCGGCTCACACCGGCAAGAAGGCGTTCAAGAAGATCACGCGCATCACCTCCGATACGGCCATCACTGCGGCCACCGTCGGCACCGGCAACGTCTTCGGTTCGCCCGTGGTCGTACCGTCGGCGCAGCAGATCTTGCAGAAGTTCGAAGACGGCGTCGTGGTCACCAACGGCACGTTCGTCGGTGCCGATCTCGGCGCGAGCTCGGCGACGTCGGGCGACGTGCGCGGCACCTTTGCGCCGAACACCGCGGCCAACGGGTCGGTGGGCTTCGAGTTTGTGGCCCTGCTGGGCAATCCCGAGGCGCCGTCGGTTCCACAGTACGCGCCGTAACCGTTACGGCTGAAATTCGACTGATGCTTGCGGGGGTGCCAGAATGGCGCCCCCGTAACGCTTTTATGGAGGTGTCGCGCATGGAATATTTCAAGGGCATGGTTCGCCTGCGCTCCGGTTCGGAATCCGGGGTCTTCACGGGCGACGTGCCGAAGGACCGGCTGTCCGTTCCCGAGATCCTGGTGCTGAAGAAGCTTCACGGCGACGACGCCGTGGTCGTCGGCGAGAAGTGCGACGACGTCAAGGTGTCGCACAGCGACGAGCGCCAGCGCCTGGTCAGCATCTACGGCCCGAAGGTCGTGCGCCAGCTGTTCGGCGAGGATTGGCAGAAGCTCCCGGCCAAGCTGCCGAAGATGGGGCAGGTCGCCGATCTCGACGACTTGGCGGCCTAGATGAACGAGGGCTGACAGATGCCTGTCGGAACGCAGATGTGGGTGATGATCGAGAGCCTGCGCGCGCTGCTCGGGACGACGATCACGGCCGCTGTCGGCATGGATCAGGTGCCGGCCTTGCGCTACCTGCTGCGTTCCCAGCAGAACATACTCTGGCAGCGCTACGAGTGGCCACACTTGCGCTGCCACAAGACTTTCACGCTGTCGGCCGGCCAGCGCTATTACGACGTGCCGGAGGGCATCAACTTCGGCCGCATCGCCGAAGTGCAGGTCTACTGGAGCGGCCGGCCCGAGCCGGTCGGGCGCGGAATCGGCTTCAGCGACTATGCCGTGTTCAATCCCGACCTCGACGAGCGCGCCGATCCGGTGCGCAAGTGGGATCTGGTGCGCGTCGCGCCGGCGGCCACACAGATCGAGGTGTGGCCGGTGCCCGGCGTCAACGGCGTTCCGGTTGGCATCCGATCGGTCACCAATCTCCGCCAATTCAATGCCGACGCCGACGTCTGCGACCTCGACGACGATCTGATCGTGTATGAGGTGGCCGTGCAGAAGCTGATGGCCGAGGAATCGCCCGCCGCGCGCCGCGTCAAAGAGCAGGCCGAGTACCTGCGAAACGCACTCATTCCCAACTATGAGGGCGGCGCGATCGGTACCGTTCCGGGGCACATGTCGGCCGGCGCCGCCGGCAGTCGTCGCGGCGCGACGGTCGTCGTAGCGGGGTAGGGACGTGCCCTACCAGGTCGTCGAAGATTTCCGCTTTGGCATGGACCGCCGCAAGGAGCGGGCGACGGGCGTTCCGGGCACGCTGTGGACGCTGGAAAACGCCGTTATCAATCGGGGCGGGGAGATCGAGCGCACCAAGAAGTGGGTGCCGCAGTTCAGCCTGCCACCTGACCAGACTTTCGGCCTCGCGACGCTGAGCGACACGCCTTACGTCTTCGGCAGCGTGGCCTCGCCGGGCGTGCCGGCCGGCGTATCGTACCAGCGCCTGCAGCACCCCGACGGCGTAACGGCGATGACTAAAATTCTGTCGGTCGACCGCAGCAAGGGCAAGCTCTACGCCATCGCGCAGTTCGCCGATGGCTCGATCCACCATTATTACGACGGTGCGCTAGTGCGCGATTGGGATGCCGGCCGCGTCACCTCCTACATGGTGAACAACGCTGGCATCGCGGCGCATTTCGTCACGCTGATCAACGCCACCAGCCGGCGCTACACGGCGACGCAGGTCGGCGCGATCATCCGCATCACTGGCGCCAACGCGAACGACGACTTCGCCGTGGCCACCTCGACAGAGAACGTGCCGGGCGGCAACGACGATCAATCGCTGACGACTGCCGTCACGCAGGCAGCCAGCTCGACGCTCCCCAAGATCGTCGAAATTACCGTCGGAGGCACATTCGAGGTCGGCGACAAGTTCTCGATCCGGCTCGGCGCCGCCGACACGCTCGAGGTATTCGGTTACGGCGGCACGCCGCGGACCCCTGGCCGCATCGCCAAGACATTCTCGGCCAAGGTCTATGTCGGCGGCGACGAGCTGGTCGACTTCTCGGGTGTCGATCATCCCGAAATCTGGCAAATCGACAGCGCTGTGGCGCCAGGCGCCGGTTTCATCGACCCTGGCTCGCAGGACAGCAGCACGGTCCCAGTGACCGGCCTGGAGATTTACGAGAACCTGCTGGCCATCTTTGGCAAGGAGTCGATTCAGCTCTGGCAGGTCAGCAACGACAATTCCAGCAACGCCATCCAGCAGATTCTGCGCAACACGGGAACGACAGCGCCCAAGGCCGTGAAGGGCTTCGGGTCACGCGACCTATTCTACTATGCGCAGTCCGGTGTGCGGTCGCTCAAAGCCCGTGAGGCCACGTCCGTGGGGTACGCCGATGATATTGGCAGTGCCATGGATGAGTTCATCCAGGACTATGGCGCCACCTTGACCGCCGAACAGCGCGCCGCCGCCTGCGCCGATATCGAGCCGCGGACGGAACGATATTTCATGGCTTTGGGCGATCGCGTATTCGTCTTCAGCAAATTCCCGCGCGCCGGCGTCGAGGCGTGGTCGTATATGAACGTAGGCGTGCAGTTCACCGATATGGTGCGCTCCTTCGACCGCCTCTTTGCTCGATCGGGCGACACGATTTACGTCTACGGCGGCATGGACGGTAATACGTATCCGGACGACGACGAGAGCGTCGTGACAGTCGACATGCCGTTCTACGCGATGCAGTCGCCGGGATCATGGAAGAAGCTCAAGGCCATCGACATGGCCGCCGTGGGACAGTGGGATTCCTACATCCTGCCGGACCCGAACAAGACCGATGTGCTGGTGCCCTTCGCGACGCTTCTCGGCACGACCTACCAGAATCAGCGAGTCCCGATCGAGATCGACGGGCCGGTGTTCGCCTTCCGGTTCGTGTGCCGAATCGGCGGCCTGGCCAAGCTGATGCAGTTCATGCCGGTGTTCGACCGGGCCTATGACAGCCGCGGATGAGATCGTCCCGCTCGACGAGGGGGCAGCGCGCCAAGTCCTGGAGAACCTGAGCCCGACGAGCCGCCGAGAGGCAATTGCCACATGGGGGCCTGACTTCGTCGAGCCAGCCGTCACCGCGCTGATGGGGCATGGCCACCGGTTCGCCTACTGCCGCGACGGCGAGGCGCAGGCGACGTTCGCCGGATCGCTCCTGGGCGACGTCTATTTCGCGTTTCTGCTGTTCGCTGACGGGTTTCCGGCGATCAGTCCTCATTTGTCAAAATTCGTGACAGCGACCATAATTCCCGCAGTCGCTGATAGCCCCGCCTCGCGAGCGGAATCGCTCTCGCTCACCGACACGACGACGTCGCACCGATGGCTGCGTCGGTTGGGAGCAAAGCCGGTGGAATATCTACCGGGATTTGGGCGCCAAGGAGAAGACGTGATTCTCTGGCGCTGGGTTCGCGAAGATGAGTTTGGGTGGAGGTGGCGGCGGGACCGATTGGGCGGGAATTCAGGCTCGCCAGGCCGAGGAACAACGACAGGGCCGGATCCGCGCAGGGCGTGATCAGGTCGACCAGGCGTTGTCGGGTTTCGACGACACCTATTTCGACAAGTACAAGACCGACTACACCAACGCCTACCGGCCGCAGATCGACCAGCAGTACGCCGACACGCGGAAGAACCTGCTGCTCGCCCTGTCGCGCTCCGGCAATCAGTCGTCGAGCTACGGCGCCGGCAAACTGGCCGAATTGGATGCGGCCCGCCTAGGGCGTCAGAACGAGCTCGGCGATCAGGCGACGCAGGCCGTCAGCGATCGGCGCAACGCCATCGAGGGCGCCCGCAGCGACCTCTACGACCTCGCCACCGTCTCGGCCGACCCGGGCGCCGCATCTTCGGCCGCCGCCACGCGCCGCGCCGCTCTCGACACGCCGGTGGCCGCTTCGCCTCTGGGCGATCTGTTCTCGAGCTTCACCAACATGGCGAGCACGGCCGCTGCGGCCGAACAGGCCGGCTACTACGGCACCGGCCTTGGCCTGTTCCGGCAGAATCAGCGTCAGCAAGGCCCGCAGGACGTTTCTTACATGGGCGGTCGCTGATGAGTCTCGATCCAGCAACCATGATGCTCGCCGGAACAGCGTTGAGTTCCGGCGGCAGCCTTCTCGGCGGAGCCAACTCGCAAGGGCGCATTAATGCAGTCAACGAAGGCCGCAACCGCGTCATGCAAGAGGAGCAGAACCGCCAAGCCGGGTATCGCTCCGAGATCACGCCGCTCGTCGTCGATCACCTAGGCACCCGTACGGCAGCCAACGAGGCAACGCAGCGCGACACGGCCTACAAGGCGCGCGATGCGGCCATCACGGCCAACCAAGGTACGGTCGGCGCCAATCCGCTGGCCCTGGCCGATCCTGCTGCAGCCGAAACGAAGCGCATGGCCGAAAATCTCGGCCAGGTCGTCACCGACAACGCCCGCCGCAAGGCGATCTTGTCGGCCTACGGCGACGCAGCGGCCGACAACAGCCGCTCGTACCGCAAGGTCGCCAACAAGGCCGGGATGATCAGCGATTTCGCCACCGGCTCGGCCAACGTGCTGCCGGCCGAATTTTCGTCGTCCGATGCCAACGCTTACGCTGCCAATCCGCCGTCGCCCTTCGCCGATCTGCTGAAAGCGGCCGGAACTGGGCTGTCGCTCTATGGCGCTTTCCAACCGGCACCGGCGAAGTTCGCTTCGATCGACGAGCTCATGCGCGCACGAGGTATCGGCTAAATGGCTCGTATCTTCCTGGACCCCTACGCTGCAACGGCCTCGCCGATCTCCGACGCCGTGTCGAAAATAGGGATGTCGATCCTCGCGAACCGTAAGTCGCCGGAAGAGCTCGCCTACCTCCAATCGCGCAGGGAAAATGCCGACCTCGAGAACGAGAAGCTGCGCCGTGACTTCGGCAGTCGCGATGAGGTGGCCGGATACGCCGCCGACCAGAATTTCGATCCGGCGAAGTTCGCCGCGGCGCGCGCTGCGTGGATCCGCGGCGGCAACATCAGCAATCTCGGCGATCTGCTGCGCGTCATGGCCTATACCCAGAACGGCGCCCCGGTGGCCGTGCGGGATAGCTCGTTCATGGGCGCCGGCGGCAACGCGCAGGGCACCGAAACCGGCCATGCCAAGACGCTGCAGAACGCCCTGCAGCAGACCGGCATGCAGGTTGCCGGCGCCAATGCGCGCAACGAGCGCTCCTTGCAGGTGCAGCGGGAAATCGAAGAGGGGCGGGACGCCCGTACCCTGCTTCCCGTCGTCGACGAGACGGGTGCGCTGGTCATGCGGCCCAAGAGCGAGGTCGGCAAGCCGGGCTTCCTCGGCACCCCCGTCCTGTCGAAGGATCTGTTCACGCCGACGCAGGGGCCGCTGGGCCTCAGCCTGCAGCCGAACATGCCGGGGCTCGCCGTCCCGCCGTCGAGCGACAAGGCGCAACCGTTCAACATCCGCACGCCGGGTGGCCAGGTTGTCATGTCGCGGGACGGTCTTACCGATCTCCAAGGCGGTACCATTCCGCCGGGCTCTCAACGCTTCGGCGTCACGACCAACGAGCCGATCGGGCAGGGCGAGGCAAAGGCGCTTCGCGACACTGCGGGCGCGCAGGAGAAGCTGGCTGCCAATATCACCGACCTACGTGGCCTCATCTCCAACAACCCGGCGTCGCTCGGCGCCGTCGGCAACTTCCGCCGCAGCCTGCAGGACGTCCTGCAGCAGGGCGACGCCGCTGCGCAGGCATTCGGCGTCAACCTGAGCGCAATTCGCGATGCGGCGAGCCGCGCCGACGCCCAGCTGGCGAAGAACTTCGATCCATCACTGCCTCAGATCGACCTGATGGCGAACGTCATCGCCTACCAGGCTGCGTCGGTGTTCGCCGGCCAGCAGGGTCGCGACGTCAGCAACCGCGATTTCCAGATCTGGCGCGGCATGCTGGGTGACGACTTCCTGCTCGGCAATACCTCGAAGATGACCGCCGGCCTCGACATGCTCGAGCGCATGCTCGGCCGTGACAAGGCCGCGACGTCGCGCCGCCTCGGCCAGCCCGCTCCGGCAGGTGCGCCGTCGGCCCCTGAAGCGCCGCCGCGCGTCCCGCGCTACAACCCGCAGACCCGGACCATCGAATGACCGATAAACTCATCGACGTTCCGGGCGTCGGGCAGGTCGCTTTTCCGGCATCCATGTCCGACCAGGACATCGTTGCCGCGATCGAGCGCGATATTCTGCCCAAGGCGCAGCCCGCGCCGTCTCCGCAGGTCATGCCGGCCGGAAAACCGGGCGCGCCGGACTACGGAGGCCCTGGCGGGGCGCGCCGCGAGTGGAACGAGCAGCCGCAAGCCGACCAGGTCGTCGAGCCGACGCTAGGCGACCGCATCGTGCGCCAGCTCAACCTCGGGACGCGCGCCGTTGGCCGCGGCCTGGCCAATATCGCCGGCGCGCCGATCGACATTCCCACGTTGGGCGCCAACGCTGTCATTTCTGGCTCGAATGCGCTGCTCGGCACCAACGCGCCGCTGGTGCACGGCCTGCCAGGCTCGTCGGAGAGCATCCAGAAGGCCGCGACGGCGATCGTCGGCCCCGGCCCTGAGCCGACGCCCCGTGAACGGCTCGCTGGCGACGTTATCGAGGGCACGACATCGGCAATCGTGCCTGCCGTCGGCATGCGCGGTCAGGCGATTCGGCAAAGCGGCGCTGGCGTGGCCGCCGAGGACATGAATCCGTTGATTCGGCCCTACGGCGAGGCTGTCGAAGCGTCGAAGAAGATGGCGCCGGGGGCGCGTGCCGAATATGCGTCCGTTCGGCCTGTACTCGTCGACGCAGCGGCCGGCGCAGGCGCTGGGGCGGGCGGCAACGCGGCCGACACCTACGCGCCAGACAATCCGTTCGTGAAGATGCTGGCCTCGCTGGCTGGCGGCGTCAGCGGCGCGGCCGGCGTCAGCGTGGCCACGGCGCCGCGCGCGACGGTCGGCGCGGTGCGCGACGCCATCACGCCGGATACCACGGTGCCTGGCGCGACGCGCCGCATCGCCGATCAGGCGGCACGGACGTTTCAGGCCGCGGCGATCGATCCGGCCGAGGCCGCGGCGACCATCCGCAGCAAGTACAACGAGTACGCCGACGCAGGCGTGGCGCCGCCGACGGCAGGGCTTATTTCCGAGGATCCCGGGCTGGTGTCGGTCGAGCGTGGGCTGCGCCAGAGCGACGCGGCACCCAAATTCACCGCCGCCGACCAGCGCACGCGCTCGTCGCTCGCCGAAACGGTGGCCAACCTGGCGCCCGATGTCGATCCGCGTGCCGCAACCGACTTCGCCGACGTTTCCGCAGCGATCAAGCGCGGTCCGGCCGCCACCGCCCAGGCGCAGGGCGAAGCGGCCGTTACCCAGACGGCGAAGGAAGCGCAGCAGTTGCGCGATACGATCGCGACGGCGCGGGAAGGTGCCGACACAGCGTCCAAGGTCATCGACAAGACCGTGCGCGAGACGCTGGAGGCCGAACGGGGCACGAAGAATCGCCTATTCGACGAGGCGAAGGATGCAGGCGACGCCGTGCGCCGCGATGTCTCGCCGTTGCAGGCCGCGGCCGATGAGGTGCGGGGGCTCGCCAGCACCCTGGCGCCGGACAACAAAATATTGCCGAAGGACTTCCTGGCGAAGATCGACGAGGCCACTCAGCGAGCGAAGGGCAAAACGGTCGACACGGGCCTGGTGGATGAGATGGGGCAGCCCATCACGCGCCAGCAGTCGGGCCAGAATCCCACCTATGCGGATGTCATTGGGCTGCGGCCGGCGCTGAGCGACGCCATTGCGTCGGCGCGCGCCGAGAACCAAGGCGCAATGGTCGAAGCGCTGACCAAGCTGAAAGGCGAGGTCGAAAAGGAGGCGCAGCGCGTCGTCGTCGATGCCGCCAAGCCTGGTGCCGATCCCAAGCTGGTCGAATTGGCGCAGAAGATCGGTGCGGCCGACCAAAACTACCGCGACAACTACGCGCCGCGTTTCGTGAAGGGCGAGGGCGGCGCGATGCGCCAGGATATCGCCCGCGATCCGACCGGAACGGCCACCCAGCCGACCCAGACGGCGAAGCGCTTTATCTCCACCGAGGAATCAGCCGCCGATCTGGCGCGCATCCTCGAAGTCGCGCCGAACAAGGACGCCGGCATGAAGGGCGTGCGCGACTACATCTTCTCGCGCATCGCGGCGACCACGCTCGACGGTGACAAGGTCAATCCGACCCGCCTCGCCAAGTGGATATCCGACAACAAGGGCGTGCTGCAGTCGTACCCGCAGGTTGAGCGCGAGGTGGCCGACCTGCAGAGCCGGGTTTCGACCAATCGCCTCAAAGGCAGCGCTGCGGAGGCGCAGCTCAGCCGCGCCAAGGAGCAGGCGGCACTGACGGAACGCCAGATCGCCGATTCGGGCCTCGGCCTCATGCTCGGAAAGGATCCGCAAAACGCCGTCGAGGCGGTTTTCAGTGCTAGGGACCCGCAGCGCGCCATGCGTAGCACTGTGGCAAGCCTGGGCGGCAAGGATGGCAAGGCCGCGCCGGCACAGGCATGGAAGCGCGCCGTGGCCGACTGGGTCGAGGGCAAAGTCACCAATCAGAATCCAGCCGCCACCGAGGGCGGCGAAAAACCGGTGTCGCTGGCCAAGATGGGCAAGCTCGACGACCGTTACGACAAGGTGCTGAGCGAGGTCTTCTCGCCGAACGAAATGAATTCGATGAGGATGGTACGCCAGGCGGCCACCGACATGTCGCGCCTGCAGAGCGTGCGCGCCACGACGGGATCGAACACCTCCGAGGACGTGAAGGGCGCTCTGAACCTCGTCGAGCTCATCGCCAAGTCGCAACAGGGCGTGCTGCGTGGCGGTGGCACGACCCGTGTCGTCAAGCTGGTGTTGAACAATCTCGGGCTGATGGACGAGGGCGCCAAGGCCAACACGGTGCTGTCCCGTGCCATGCACGACCCGCAGCTGGCCGCCCACCTCCTGGAGCGTCCGACAACGAAGGTCGATCGCTCGCTGTGGAACAAGAAACTGAATCAGCTGCTCGCGATCAGCGCCGGCGGCCGTGAGAGCGGGGAACAGCAGTGAGTTGGATTCGTGACACCCTGGGCGCAGTGGCCGACATGCTGTGGCCGATCATTCCGCCGGCGCTAGGCGCGTTTTTTGGCCTGCGCTACGCCACCGAACAGACCCGCCGCGAACGCGCCATCTCCTGGTTCAGCTCCATGATGGCCGGCATCTACATCGGCCCTGCGATCGGCGAGCACCTGCAGCTTGGTCCGAAAACGACCGTCGGCGTGTCGTTCATCCTGGCCATGGTCGGCGCCGAATTCTTCGCCGTGGCCGTAGCAGCGATGCGCCAGTGGGCGCAGGACCCGGTTGGAGCGTTCGCCAAGTGGCGTGACGCCATCCTGGGGAGGAAGTCATGAGCGACGATCTGATCTCCTTCCTTGTTCTCGTCATCGCCTACTGGGCGGTGCGCGAGGTCGCCTATTGGCGACGGCAAAAGAGGCCTCAGTGAAAACCAGCCACCAGGGGCTGCAGCTTCTGATCGATCGAGAAGCGAAGCGGAATAGGGCATATCTTGACAGCAAGGGCATCCCGACGATCGGCGTCGGCCACACCGGCCCGGAGGTCCACCTCGGCCTGGTGTGGTCGGACGAGCAGGTGGAGCGTACCTTCGCCAAGGATATCGCGCGCTTCGAAAAGGCCATCAACGACAGCCTGCGGGTCTGCATTCCGCAGCACGCTTTCGACGCCTTGGTGTCGTGGCTGTTTAACGTCGGCACCGGCTGGGCGCCCAAGGCGACGCTGATGCGCAAGATCAACGAAGGCGACATGAACGGCGCGGCGGCCGAGTTCGACAAGTGGCACATCCCGCCGGAAGTCACGACGCGGCGCAACGGAGAGCGCGAGCAGTTCAAAGGCACTGCTTTCGAGGCTCGAATCGCATGATGTGGCTGCGCTTCGCCCCGTGGGCGGCTGCTGCGCTGGCGATCGGCGCCGCGTTATTCCTGTGGTGGCAGAATCAGGGGCTCAACGAAGAAGTAGGGACGTTGAAACGTGACAAGGCGTCTCTCGAGCAAGCTTTGAAGGTGAAGGAAGATGCGCGCAAAAACCGTGCCACTACTGACGGTGCTGTGCGCCGTATGGCTCCTGTCGATAAGCTTGAGCGGTTGCGCTGACGACCGAGCGCCCGTAACGGTCGTCGACACATCGTGCGATCGCTTTCGCCACATCAGTGCCAACGATGCGCAGATCGAGGTTTTCAAATCGAACTGGGATGTGATGGAGAGCTACGCCGATCAGGTCGTGGCGCATAATATCGAGTTCGACAAATCGTGTTTGGAAAAAGGCAAGTGACCGCACTGAATGTGCGATTTAGCTTTATTCCATTGACGTTTTCGGTGTCACGGTTCATTTAATATTGCATGGCAGAGCAAGAGGAACTTCTGACGCCGCGTGAAGCTGCGAGGATACTTGGGGTGCAGCCCGCGACGTTGCGCCAATACGCCGCTCGTGGGGTTCTGAAGCCCGCGAAGCGCACGGTTGGCAGCGGGAAGGGAGGTCACTCCCGGTATACCCGCGCGCAGTTGGAGGCGTTCAAATCTCAGCACTTCGGGACAGCGCCGACACCGACCGCGCCGTCAACGGAACGACCATCGACGGGAACACCGACGATGATCGAACTCGGCAACATCAAGCTCAAGGACAAAGAGGGCAGAGAGCGCGACGCCAAGTTGCTCGCGCTGATGCTCGAATAGTCCTCGTCAACGACGTCCTCGACGCCTATCGGACCGAACACGTCTACAGCGTGATCGTCCGAAATGGGCGCACGGAACCGCGCGTGGTCGATCGCCGTCGCACAGACATTGCGATCGACCACCTTCGCCGCGAACTCGGGGAAACCCCGATCGTCGACCTCGGCGCCACGGCGTGCGACGAATACCTCGACGCGCGCCGGCCAGCGTCTGACCCGACGGTGCGCCGCGAGCTCGGCGTGCTGGTGTCAGCGCTGAAGCACGGCGTGCGCCGCGAGCGCTTCGACTTCAACGTCTACAAGATCACCCTGCCGGAGCCGTCCCAACCGCGAGAGCGGTGGCTGACGCACGACGAGCTGGCGCGCCTGCGCAAAGCCGCTAGCGGTGACGCGCGCGTCGCCCTGTTCATCGAGACGGCCTATTACACAGCCTCCCGTCGGCGCGCCGTGGAGACCCTGGAATGGGCCTACCAGGTCGACTTTCAGGTCGGTGTCATCCACCTGGCCAAGCCTGGCGAGGTGAAGACGAAGAAGCGCCGGCCGACGGTCCCGATCCACTCAGAGCTTCGGCCGGCCCTGGAGCTCGCCTTTGCCATGACGAACTCACCTTACGTCCTGGAGCACACCGGCTGCCTCCTCGGGCCGTTCGGCCGGGCGGTAAAGCGGGCTGGACTGGGCGACGACGTCACGCCCCACACGCTGCGGCACACGCGAGCGTCGCACCTGCTGCAGGCTGGCGTGGCCATATGGGACGTGGCGCAGCTGCTGGGCGACACCGTCGACACGGTCGAGAAGGTCTACGGCCACCACTGCGTTGGTGCGCTTGGGAAGCGTCTCGAGGGGGCAGGAAAGTGAGCTACCGCTCACATTTAGGACGACCTACCTGATCATCTGCCGCTCGACGAGCAGCCAGCCCTTCGAGCGCATGCAACTCTCCCGGAGATTCGGCCCGGCGGCCAGGGGGCCGGCGAGCGCCAGCATCTTCTGCTGCTCGTAGTCGCATTCGGCCGTCGCCTGATCGAGATCCGCCTGCGTGCGCTGCTGGCCGCTCACGTTCTTGTAGCCATGCGCCGGCATGCCTTGGGCACAGGCTGCCAGACTGCCGAGCAGGATGAGGGCGACGATCGCGCGCATGGGCCGCCGTGTACGATGGGAGGGAAGGGCTGTCATCCCCTATTTTCAGGCTGCGTGCTTCGGGCCGCGGCGCCTATCTCTCGTGGGATGTCCCGCTTGCCACCCCGAGAGGACTGGCCGTCCCTCGCCAACTCCAAAGCCGCCGGCCTGTATCTCGGCGGGATCTGCGGTCGGTGCACGCCGCCTCGCGACATCACAATCTCAATCGACGATTTAATCGTTCGATACGGCCCAGACGCCAAAACCAAAGAAGTGGCCGACCGCATCGTGTGCAAGGTGTGCGGCTCGCGCGTCGGTATGGTCTTGGCGCCCTACAACACTGGCCCGCGGCGCGACGCTGGATAGCCGGTTAGATTCTTTCCACAACAAGATGTGGTGGGGAACACAAAGGGCACATCCACAGGTTTGGAGTCTGGTCTCTGGATTAGGAAATTGCGCTAACCATCTGGTAGACCTGTCTAATGCCCTTTTTGAAATATTATTATGATCGTATAATATATAAATCGACTAATAGTTGTGCACACGCAACATTGTGTGGCTTGACTACTCCGTCTGAATCGGCTGACCGCGTTCCCGCAGCTTTCTTTCGCGGCGCTCGTGTTTAAGGCCGATTCTCATCATCGACAGGGCAGAGTGTACCATGCGGCGGCGCGTATTGCCGCTCGCGTTCTGTTCCAGCATCACGAGACAGTTGGTCAGCTCAGCGCGAATGGAATTCAACTCACGCTTGAGGACGGGAAGGGGCTGACACACGTCGATCTCGAAGCGCACGGCCTGACCGAAGGCGGCGCGTTGGAAGTCGGTGATCTCGTCGAGAGTGGGATCAGACATACCCAGCGCCATAGCACGCTGCGACATCTTTTCCAGCCCCCGCTGGAAATCCGCCATCGCCTCCTCGGCGACGGTTGGTGCCGGGCTTGCCCTCTCTCGCATCGCTGCCTCCCTATTTTCGGTAACGCTCTCCGCGCCAGCCGCTCACCTTGACGGGGCAGCCGGCGAACCAACCGGGGTTGCGCTCCATGAGCGCCTTGAACTCCTCCCACGATCCATGAGTCTTAAGCGGCTCGGCCAGCAGCTCGTCGTGGATAGTGATGATCAGGGGGTAGCCGGCCGGCTCGACCAGGTTCATGGCGAAGACCATGCGATCGCGGGCCGTGCTCTGGGTGCAGTGCTGGGCGATCATCCCGCCGTAGAGCGCGATTTCTCCCCACCGCTTTGTGAAACTGTCGACACCCCTGTAAAAGATCTTCGGCTTGGTCGCCTCGACCTTTTCGACGCCGTGCTTTTCCTTCGCGTTGGCGTCCAGGTACCCGAGTTCCTGGGCTTCCTCCTCGAGGATGCAAACGCTGGTGCCGTCCTTGAACGTCACCCAAACTTGCTTCTTGAGGCGCGGGTAGGGGTAGCAGAGCAGCCGGCCGCTCGGCAGCTGGCACCACAGGAACGACCCGCTGACGCGCCACCGGAGATGCCCGACGCGCTGAACGGTGCCGGGCTGCTCGATCGCCGCAATCACTGCGACCTCGCACTTGGCCCAGAAGGACACGATCATGGGGTGGTCATCGCGCCAGGCCAGCTTGACGATCTCCGCCGGCAGGAAGGCCCGCAGGGCCGGTTTGCGGCGCGCCTTGGCGAAATTCTCCTTAGCTTGGGCGACGTACATGGGATCGGCCGCCCCGACGATGACGTCGTAGTACTTCTCGATCTTCATGCCGTAGTTGACGGCCATCTTGAGGAAGGCCCCGACGCCGCCGGCGAACCCGAGACTCAGGTCACCTACCTTACCCACTTGCCGCTTAGGGTCTTCGTCGTCGATGTCGCTCGGCTTGATACCGAAGATGCCGGCGGCGACCGCCTTGTAGGAATCCGGCCCAACGCCCGCGTCGGCGTCCCGGAACACCTTCAGCTTCCGTTCCTCGCCGGCCAGCCAGGCGATCACGCGTCCCTCGATGTTGGAGAAGTCGCCGGCGATAAGATCCCGGTCCGGGGCGGCCTTCAGGAGGCTCCTGATGCAGTCGGAGACCACAGACAAGGGTTCGTCGAAGGCCATGGCCACGGCCTCGTACGAGCCGGTATTCAGGGCCTCCAGCGCGGTGGGGATCTCGGCTTTCTTGAGCTTGGGACGCGGAAGGTTCTGCGGCTGGAATCGCCGGCCTGCCCAGCGGCCGGTCGAGGCGGCGTGGTACTGCAGGAGGCCGCGGGCGCGACCGTCCTTCGACAGGCCGGTCAGCAGCGTCTCAATTTTGGCCGTCGAGGTCTTGGCCGCTTCGCGGCGCAGCTCCAGGGCGATCCGAACGTCGTCGGGCAGCTCGACCTCGGCCAGCAGGTCGGCCAGAGCCTCTTTGGCGAGGGATTCCTTCTTCTCGCCCTTCACCATGACGGTCGGGATCGTGACGCCGCGGGATTTGATCCAGTTCCTGAGCTGTATGACGTTCGATGTAGCCTTGACCGTGTTCTCGGTCGTCTTGCGCATCCTGTCGTCGAGGTCGGCCGTGGCCGCATACACGATCTTCAGCGCCTTCCGGCACAGGGCTTCGTCGACGCCGACGCCGCGCGCATTGATCTTCTGGTCGAGCACCCAAACGGCCTGCTCGGCTGGGGAGAGGGGGCGAATACGCTTCCCGAGCTCGCGCTCAGTCTCCAGATCCTGCTGGCAGTAGGCGTAGAGGCGATTCCGACGGTCGGCGTCGTCCCACCACACGATCGTACCGTCGGGCTCGATCTTCCTCGGCCGGGCCATCTGGAGCATCAGACGGTGGCCTGACATGTCCTTCTGGGATTTCAGGCCAAGGGCTGATGCGGCTTTGTCGAGCGAGCCGGGCAGCGCCATGGCGTAGGCCATGGCCATGGTGCACCTGCACTGCTCGAGCGGCAGCTTCGGCCACCGGTATCGAGGCACCATGATCACATTCCAAATGACCCATTCGAAATTGGCGTTGTGGGCGTGCACCTCGGCGCCTTGGGCGAGCGCCGCCCGCAGGTCGTCGGGGAAGGGCTGCCCCGGCGTCCAGACCTTCGGGTGATCGTCGTCCAGGGCGTAGGCCAGGCACCAGGCATCGGTCGTGGGATGCTGCGCGTAAACGTAGACGCCGGTCTCCGGCAAGTCGACGGTGCTGCGCGTCTCGAAGTCTATGTGGACCTTCGCGACCTTGCGCATCAGCGCTTCCCGTTTGCGGCGGTTGATCTGGTCCCACGTATGTTGGCTGGTGCCCGACACGTCAGAGGAGCTCGACCTTGCCGATTGAGCTGGCGCGCCGCGGCACCGTCTCGACGGGGATAGCCGGCGGATCGGTCTGGACGTCGAGAAGGCTGCGAACGATGTCGCACGCATGGTCGAGGGTGTTGACGCGGTAGTCGATGGCCTCAAGCACCATGGCGTGCTCGTGAATGTTGCCCGGCTCCATGACGGCCACCACGGGCTTCTGCAGAAGGTGGCCCCATCCGATCTCGATGCAGGTGCCGATTGAAATTCGCTGCGCACCGAGCAGATTGACGAAAATAACGTCGCAGCGTTGTACGTCGAACCGATCTCGCGCCAGGATGCCCCGGTTCGACACGATGGGTAGCGAATACCCGACGGCCGTCACGATTTCGTCGTCACCCAGCATATGCGTGTCACGCATCGGCGAATAGCACTTGATCGGCCGCAGCTGCTCGCTGACGGCTTTGCGCCAGGTGCGCGATTCCGAGCCAGAGAGGTGGGCGATCGGCCCGGCGAGATACACGGAAGGCTTCATACTCTTTTCCTGTGTTGCGGCTTCGGGCCGCGCCGCCGTGGCGGCAATCCGAGCTTGTTGGCGATGCGGGTGGCCGACGCGCGCGTGACGCCGAATCGCGCCGCCAGGTCTTCGCCCTTGGCGTCGAGCGTCAGCCACGCCATAGCGAAGTTCGCCGCTGAGGCGCAGCCGGTGATCGCCGGAGCTGGCATCACCGCCCCGCCATGTTGATCTGCCCGTCGCGGTGAAACTCCAGGTAGTCCTCGACGCTGTTGAAGCTGCGCTCGGGTGGCGGCGCAGCAGGGCGGGTGATGTGATACTTCTTGTCGAGGTAGTGCAGGTGGTGCGCGCCGCCGGCGATCCGCTCCAAGCCGGGGCGGGACATGCCGCGCCTGTGTGCCTGGCGAAGCGCCGTCACTGTCAGAGTCTCTTTCATGGATTTCCAGGGGAGAAGCAGGAACGGCTCCAGAGGAACCGTCCCTGCATTGCGATCAGGACAGCATGCCCAAGGCGTTGAGGTAGACCTCGAGCAAGGTCTGTTCCTCGGCGCGATCGGCGGCATCCTTCTTGCGGAGCTGGACGATCTTGCGAATGGTCTTGACGTCGTAGCCGACGCCCTTCGCTTCGCTGTAGATGTCCTTGATGTCGCCGCCGATAGCGGAGCGCTCTTCCTCGAGCTTCTCGATACGATCGACGAAGGATTTCAACCGGTCTGCACTGATCGGACCGGCCTGCACCTTCGCACCGCTGTTGTGGCCGATACCCGCCATCAGCCGATCTTCACGAGAGCGGCCGTATGAGCGTCGATGTCGCTCATCACGGCGCGAAGGCGCTGCAGAGCCTCGGCGATGTCGACGAACGACACCGAGGTTCGATTCGCAGCGGTCAGGGCGCCAACTCCCTCCTCCGGAGACGGCGGAATGTCGCCTAAGAGGCGCCGCCGCTGGCCTTCGCTGCGATCCCGAAGGATGTAGGCGAGGTTCGTGAGGCTCGCGACCTCATTCACCACGGCGCCGAGGAGACTCGGCTCAGGCGCCGGGCCGATCGTCTTGGCGGCATTCCGATCGCGCTCGTCGAGCATTGCGGCGCCAGCGTTGACGCCGCCGGCGTAGACGTGGGGGTGCTGAAGATGTGACATGTTGTGATTACTCCTTGGCGAACAGAGCTTTGACGGCGCGCATCTGCGTGCCTTCGAGTTCCGTTATTGCGATGGCGGCTGCTCTCTTCTGCGCTCCCGTGGCGCCCTCTCGAGCCTGGATGTCTCGCATCTTCTGAATCAAGGCCGCATGGAGCGCCTTGATCGTGGTGACATCGGCATGGCTCGACGGATTGAAGTCGAACAGGACAGCGTTCAGCGCGGGATCGCTGCAAGTGACCTGCTCACTGAAGTCATGGCCGTTGTGGACATGGCGGACAAGAACGGAAGTGGTCATGTGGCTTACCCCATCATCCCGGCCAGCGGATCCGCTGACGACGTTTCACCACCGGCACCGCCCATCGGGTCGTCGCCGAAGCTTTCGAACTCGTCGGACGCCGCGCTGGGCGCGCCGGCCAGCGGATCGCCGTCGCGGGTCTTCTGGGCGTTCTGCAGGCCGAAGGCGACGCCCTTGTTGCCGTTGGTGTCGTAGTAGTAAGCGCGCACCGTCAGCCGGCCGAAGCAGCCGGAGTAGACCATGCTCTCGTCCTCGATCTGCTGGGCGCGAGCATCGACGACGCCGGGCTTGCGAAGAGAGTTGCAACGAATCATCTTCGCGCCCTTCACGTACTCGTCACCATCATAGTCGCCCTGGTCGAGGATCGGATTCTTGAGCTTCTTCGGCCACTTTTCCTGCGGGCCGAATTTCTCGGTGAGGACCCGCACCACCTCGCCGACGAGCAGGGAGATATCTTCGCCCGGCTTGAACAGCAGGGTGCACTGGTACTTGGGCTTCTGGTTCGGCTGCGCATCCTTGGGCAGCCGCGCATGGAACAGATGAGCGTACGACCACCGCCCTTCGGGGGTGAGAATGTTGCCGTTGGAGAGCAGCTTGCTCCCATTCGGCTGGGTCTTAACAGCAGTAACTGGCATAGAGCACCATAAACAGACCGTTTCGCTTGAAGGCGCGCAGCACGGTCAGGCTGCAAACTCCGCTGAGGCCTCGTTGACGACGGCCGGTCGCGGGTCCTCGATCGGTGCAAGCACCGTCTTCGAAGATTTCGATTCGATGAGATCGGCAATGAACTTCTTGTTCTTGCGGCCGATCACGGCTTCCACCTGGGCCGGAGATTTGAGCTCCGGCGGCGTCATGACGTCCTCCTCGGCGAGGTCGTCGAACGTCATCAGGATCATGGCCTTGGCGGCCGCCGGATCCTTGAACACGCGTGTCGGCCGGCCGGAGACCAGCTTGAGGCCCGGCGGGACACGACCCGATTCGGCCTCGTGGTGGGCGAAGTCTTCGAAGCGCTTCAACCACGACTTGACCATGTCGCGCCGCTTGAACTTTTCGGTGATCTGCTCCGGGCTGAGTTTCGTAGGATCGCTCACGTAAAAATCTCCCGATTCGCTCTCGTCGGCACCGATGATCTCGTAGACGGCTTCCGTCAGGGCTGAGCAGAAGTGCGCAGCAGGACAGAATTTGCAGTGGTGGCCGGCGACAAGCGCCGCGTCGGCCTGTTCGGTGCGCGCCGCCGCATCGACCAGCTCGCCGGCGTGGTCGAGGAGGGTAACCAAGTCGGTTTCCCAGACGCGCACCGGGCCGTCCGGGTGAGGGCAGCGGGGCTGCACGACGATGATATCGACCTGGCCGACGCCGCGGTTGTGCTTCGCTTTGGCGGCCCCGTAGCCGTAGTACAGCAACTGCGGGTTGTTGATGGCCTCGACGGCCACGCCCTTGCCGTACTTGAAGTCGACGACCGTAAGCTTGCGTGTCGCTGAGTGGTAGATCACGACATCGGCTGTGCCGTAGAAATCGTCGTGCAGGTCGTCGAGATGGAATTTCACCTCGAAGTCGACCTCATCGCCTGGCGCGACACGCTTTTTCACTTCGTCGACGTAGAGCTCGACGGCGTCGATCATCTCGTCGTCGACGGTGAATTCAAACCCGTCTGCTGGGATGACGCAGCCCTGGAATTCCTCGGGCCGCCGGCCGGTGCGAAGGCACTGCTCGGCGAGCCAGTGCGCGGCCGTACCTTCAGCCGCGTAACTGGATTTCAGCTGCTCGACGCCCTGGCTCAGGCGGATTGAGCCAGGGCAAGCCAGCCAGCGCTCGCTGGACGAGGCGCCGAGCGGGGAGTGGGCGGGTTTCGCGTCAGCCACGAAACGACCTCGGGCTAATCCACGGGGCGTCGGGCCGCTCTTTACGCTCCACCCGGTAGCCGTCGAGCAGCGCCGCCAGCGCTGTCTCGATGTCCATATCGGCGTGGCGGTAGAAGTAGAAGGTGCGACGCTCGGCACGGAGCAGTTCAAGCTCGTACTGGTCACGCCCGCCTTTAGGGGCCGGAATTGTCAAGGAAGGCGCGTCGCTGTCGACACGCTTCCCGTCGCTGTATCCGCCGATAAGGACAGTCATGCCGCCCTCCGCGCGCTGCGCTGGCGCTCCCACAGCCAGTCGTCACGATCGCGCTCCCGCGCCGGCGTCCAAGCCTTGGTGTTCCATGGCTGGCCACGAAGACCGCGCGTCGAGAGCCGACGGCGTTTGGGAGGGGCGGGAGTGAAGCGGACGGTGCGGGTCCGCTGCCGTTCTGCCCTGGCGGCCAGCATAGCGGCGCGCTCAGGAGCGTTTCGTTGCCTCGTTTTCAAGTGATGCCTTGCGTTGCGCCGCCTCTCGGTCGGCGCGCCACGCAACTACAATCGCCATCAGCGATATGCTGCGCAGCAGAAACCTACGGTACCGGCCCAAAGGCTACTCTTCCGGTACCGCGTCGACGGGGACGAACTTGCGCATCTCGGCGATGCACGCTGCGCGATTGGCTTCCGGCACGGAAGACAGGTTCGGCGGGTTCTTGGTCGAGCCGGCGGCAATCAGCGCATCCTTGGCGCCGTTGACGCCGCGGGGGTTGAGCTCGCTAAATTTCAGAAACACCTTCTTGAAGTACTCCAGGCTCGGGATCTTGGTGTCCGCCGCGGCCTTGCGGTCGAGGAACGTCGGCAGCTTCAGGTCGTCTGGCTCGTCGCTGCTGGTCTTCTGATCGCCAGGCAGTTGCGACTGCGGAAAGTCGTCCTGGATGGCCGTGCCGCCCTCGGCGGCATCGTTCTTCAGGATCTCCTGGATACGATCGTTGGCGCAGGTCGTCAGGGCATCGCGAGCGCTATCCGACGCCTGTTCGATGACCGTCACGTTGTCGTTCAGGAACTTCTCGACGTCGGCCTTGCTGTCGCAGAGGTCCAGCGCGTCGGCCATGCCCTCGAGCGCATCGTTGGCGGCCTCGAAGGACTTCTCGCTGCCGTCGGGCCACTTAACGGCGATAGCCGTCTTGGCCTTCGCAGGCCGGCCGCGACGCGACTTGGTGGTGTCGGTGGCCGGAGCGGGGTCGGCCTGTTCGGTGGGTTGCACGACGCGAAGCTGCGGCGCGATAGTCTCGTCGGGAATCGGAGTCGGAGGCAGCAGCGGTGCCGTAGCCGTCTGCGTGACGGGCGCCGGAGCGGTGCCGACGTTGTCGTTGCGGGCGGGGGCGATGAAGTGCGGTCGAGCAAGCGACAGCAGCATCGCGACGGTGGTGGATGGCGTATCGCCTTTGATCGTGATTTCGTTCAAAACCGTGACTCCTCTATCGATTTGCATTATTCCAAACTCTACGCAGTGTAACGCTAGACTGTCCTGCGGCAGTTGCGCGCGGGACGTATTTTCTACTCAGCCGTGAACAGGCGCCGGCACGAAACAGAGCACCGTTCCGGCGATCTCACAGAGGTGCGAGCGACCGTCGGGGCTCGGAATCTTCAAGATGCGATCGGGCGGGACGGGGAGCCAACGGCCCTCCGTCCAGGCTTCCCAAATGCCGTCGCTTCCGAGCCTCGCGCGTACCGGCCGGCAATCGCCTGTCACGGTGCCATCGTCGTTTGTGCGCTGCGGTGTGCAGCACGGCGTCGCCGAGTTGGGCATGCGCCAATCCGTATACGGCTCATGGGCTAGGCCGATGCCCGGCAGCAGCGCGAGGACGAACGCAACCGCGTAAAGGCAGCCCGTCCACCACTTCGATTGCGTCACGGTGTCGTCGATGCGTGTCACGTTTCCACCTTTGTGAGCCGCACCTTCGTGATGACCGATGCGGATGCAGCCGTGGCCGCGTTGAAAGGTCCGCCGTCGACGAGCTTCACCAGCTGCTGCAGGGTGCGCTCGTCCATGGAAAGCAAGTACTGCCGGCCCTTGTGGGTGACATGGCCGATTGGCGTTTCGCGATCAGGTTGCGAGCTGGGCAAGGGTCACTCCATCATCGCAGCCATTAGCGTCGAGATACGAACGGACGAACTCCGCCGCGACCCACGGGTTGATTGCGTTGCCGTAGGCGCGCAGGCGTCCCACTCGGTTGGATACCCCATGAGCCAGCGGGAATGAGCCGGGTTCAATGCGGCGCGCTTTCCCGTCGGTGCAGTGGACAATGTCGAAGGCTGACCAGTAGCCAGCCATACTTGCCGGCCCAGCAGGCCGTTCGTCGGCGCCGTTCCTGGCGAGCCCGCCATAGGTGTCGGCCAGCCTGCGAACGTCACCTGTTGCGATAGGGGAATCCCCTTGTCGTGCGAGCGAGGCGGAAGACCACCGCGGCGGTGGTCTTCCGCCGTCGGCGTCGCCCACCCAGTAAAGCCGCTGTCGGATATTCGGCGAGCCGACGCCCGCAGAGCACAGATCGGCGGCCCCGACGCGACGTCCCATCGCTTCCAAGTCAGTTCGTACTCCGGCGAGCCATGCGCGGCCATCCTTACTCGCAACCTGCTCACCAAAGACGACTGCAGGTCTGCGCTTGGCGATGAGAGGTCGCCAGACGGGCCAGAGGTGGCGTTCATCGCTGGTGCCGCGACGCTTGCCGGCGGCGCTGAAGGGCTGGCAGGGGCAGCTTCCCGTCCATACCTCTCTCTCGACAGGCCACCCCGCGATACTGAGCGCGAGAGGCCAGCCGCCGATGCCTGCGAAGAAGTGGCATTGGGTGTAGCCGGTGAGATCGTCGGCGCTGACGTCGGCAATACTTCTCTCGTCGACATCGCCCTCGGGGATCAACCCCCTGGCGATGAGGTTCCGTAGCCACTGCGCGGCATAGGAATCCCACTCACTGTAGTAGTTCCTTGGCGCTGCCAATCAGCTGCCCAGGATGAAATGATCGTGTTCCGCGATAGGAACGTTCTCGGCCTTGGCCTGGGCGAGACGCACGCGACACCAAGTGCTGATGCAGTCTTCGGTCATCGCCATGATCTCGTGCTTTTGAAGGCTGCCGATCGAGCGCGAAGGGCGACCAGCATAAGCGCGACGGAAATGCTCAACGAGCGTACGCGCAGCTTGTTGAACAGCCTCGTCGTGCAGCTCGTCCTCGCGCGAAGGCTTCCGCTCCGGCAGCTTCTGTTGGTGACGACGGCGCACATCAGCGCTCCACCAGGAAGTAGAGCGAAAGCAGCAGCCACAGCGCACCGCCGAAGATCAGGATGGCGCCTTCGTTCATCCCGCCATCTCCTCGGCGGTGACGAGGCGCTGGAGATCGCCGATCTGCGTCAGAAGCCAATGACCGATCAGGGCGCTTTCGGCCCGGCCGTCGTCCTTCTTCCGCGCGAACTTGTCGGCCAGGGCCGGCCACAGGCGCATCGCCGCGAGACGGCTATCGTCCTTTCCAGGCTTGATGTTGAGAGCGCGCTTCCACCGACCAGGCGGCACGCGCTCGAGGCGAGCGCCGGCGCCGATCAGCAGATACTCGACAGCACCAGCCGCCCGGCCGAAGTTGAAGGCAGCGCTGGCCGACTGGCCCGTCATGCCGCCGACCTGCTCGACGATGCCGATATCCGGCTGCCATCGCCACAACAGGGCACGCAGCCCGTGGCCATCCACCTCAGCTTTGTCAGATTTGCCGCGCCGTACCTTGACGATCGGCATATCGGCGATTTCGACGGGCGTGCCTCCGACGAATAGCGTCAAGGCGCCGTAGCAACCGGGATCTGCGCTGACGAGGCGCTTAGCGGAGTTCTCCACTCATGAGCTCACCGTCGCGCCGAGGCGCGGATGTAGGCGACGGCGCAGAAGAAGCCGATGCAAACACCCAACACGAGAGCGACGACAACGTAGGTCGTCGCAACAGGAGGAATCAACGGGATCGGGGCCATCACTGATGCGTGCCTACGAGAGCCGGCCGAGACATCTCGGCGAACAGCAGCGCCTGATCCTGGTGCGGACCGATGACACCCCCGCCCGTGGCGGTGAGGCGGCGCAGCTCCGTCCAATAGACGTGGAGCTGGCTGGGTGTCAGCACGTCGAAGCGTCGGAGCCAATCCTCGGCAGGGATGCCGGAGTTCTCGTTGGCAGCCTCGCGCGCCAACAGGCCAGGCCGATCGTCCTTCGCCGAACCGACCTCGCGAGCGTCGAGCAGGATCATGGCGCCGGAAGCGATGTGGGCGAGATGGGGCTGGCCGCTCTCGGGATCGAGATCCTCGCCGCTGGCAAAAGCGATGAGGTGGCGGAACATGGCTGAAATGTAGGGGGTGTGGCCGATCGGCGTATCACGCCAGTTGAACGGACCGTATTTCTTTGCACCGAGCTCCATCACCCGGGAGATGGGGAGGAGGGCAGGCAGGGGAACGAGGTGGAGCTGTGGCTTGGCGCGACCCGCCAAATCTTTCGGATTTACCGATTCGGTCGCAGCTTTGTTTTCGGCTTGGGCTGGCACTCGTACGCCTCCATGTAGTCCAGCGCTTTCCTCACTGTTGCCGACCGGGCCTCACGGGTGCCCATCCGAAGGCGTGACACAAAAGCGGTGTCACCCATTGCCTCTCGACCAAAAGTCGTTGCCTTCATGCCGGTGCGTGACAAAAAGCGTTCTATTCGTTTTAACAGTTGCTCCGTGCTCAACATTGACGCCTCCATTACGCGCAGCAGAAACTGCGCATGTCAAACGGAATTTGCATTTCTGCAAATTTTGCTAGACTGAAAACCGTGTCGGGTGTAACGGTTTTCGTCAGACGCGGCCTGATACAGGTCGGCAGGGGTAAGTGCAATTACTATATTGCGCGTACCTCGTAGTGCATTGGTGACACGTTCAGCCATGAGTTGCGGTGGTTGACCTGCCACCGGCCCGGATGGGCCTGCGACGGGTGAGATTTAGGCGAATTTTCGGCGTCCGTCCTGTGGACAAGGCCGACACAATCCCAGCGTGTGAACACCCGTTTATCGCTGCTGACCCACTGCAACTATTGCGAGGAGGCATTATGACAAGGGGTTATGAAGTCGACGCCAGCCAGCGCGTTCCGATCAAGATGTGGACGCGCGGCGTGCCGGTCGAAGACGCAGCAATGCAGCAGTTGCGGAACGTCGCGACGCTGCCGTTCGTCCATCGCCATGTCGCGGTAATGCCCGATGTTCATTGGGGAATGGGGGCCACGGTAGGGTCGGTGATCCCGACGAAAGGCGCCATCGTTCCGGCTGCCGTCGGTGTGGACATCGGCTGCGGGATGATCGCTCAGCAAACGACACTGAAGGCCGCCGATCTGCCCGACAACCTTGCGCCGCTGCGCAGCGAGATCGAGCGCACCATTCCCCACGGCCGTACCAACAACGGCGGACCGGGCGATCGCGGCGCCTGGCAAGACGTGCCGGAGACGATTCGCGGCGCTTTTAACGAGTGTGCACTCGACCTGTCACGGATTTTGGCGAAACACCCCAAGTTGCAGAAGCAATGGACGCTGGACCGCGCTGCCAGCCATCTCGGCACGCTCGGAACCGGCAACCATTTCGTCGAAATCTGCATCGATGAGAATCAGCACGTTTGGGTGATGGTCCATTCTGGCAGTCGCGGCATCGGAAACCGTGTTGGCACGTATTTCATCGAGCGCGCCAAGGAAGACATGCGCCGATGGTTCATCAATTTGCCGGATGCCGACTTGGCCTACTTGCCGCAGGGAAGTGAGCTTTTCGACGACTATCGGTTCGCCGTCGAGTGGGCGCAGCAGTACGCCATGCTGAACCGCCGCCTGATGCTGGACGCTGTCATGATGCTCTTGTCACGCGCCGTGCCGAGCAAGGCCGTCGGCGGCTGGGTCGAAGCCGTGAACTGCCACCACAACTACGTGTCGTGGGAGCATCACTTCGGCGAGAACGTGATCGTCACCCGGAAAGGCGCCGTTCGCGCCCGCGCCGACGAACTCGGCATCATTCCCGGCAGCATGGGCGCGCGATCGTACATCGTGCGCGGGAAGGGCGAGCCGGAGAGTTTCTGCAGCTGCAGCCATGGCGCCGGCCGGGCCATGTCGCGCGCCGAAGCGAAGCGCAGGTTCACCCTGAGCGATCACGCTGTGGCCACCGCTGGCGTCGAATGCCGCAAGGACGCCGATGTGATCGACGAGACGCCTGGCGCCTACAAGGACATCGACGCTGTCATGGCCGCGCAGTCCGATCTCGTCGAGGTCGTGCACACGCTGAAGCAAGTCCTGTGCGTGAAGGGGTAGGAGGACGTCATGATCTACAATGCCGAATTCTGGGGCCGGGCTGATCTATTCGCGATGATCATGGCCGCTTGGGTTAGCGTCCCGCTGTTGGCAGGCGCCTTCTATGTCCTGAAAACCACCATCACCGAAGGACTGCCCGGACTGAGTCTCGATGAGGCGGCGCCGGTGGCCTTCAGCCTTTGGCTTGGCATGACGCTGCTAATCGTCGGTCTTCTCCTGCTCGGAGCAGCCAGTTGCAGGATCGTCGGCGTATGTCTTTGAGGCTGATGGTCTGGGCAGCAGGATTCGAACCTGCGGCCTCCGCATTCCAAGTGCGGCACTCTACCAAGCTGAGCTATGCCCAGGGCATCAGGGTTCAGAGTGCGGGTCGCGGTCGGAGCATCGTGAGCGGAGAGATAGCGGCGTTTGCTGGAGAAGGCAAATGAGCCGTCACACCTCGGCCTCGCACATAGCCGCGAAGGATCTCCAGCTGGCCAAGCTCGAGCGCCAACTTCGCCAAGTCAGCGACGAGAACGCCGATCTTTGGAAGGCAGTCGAGAGCTTCGAGCGGATCGTCGCCGGCGTGCGTGACGCCAAGGCGGCGAGACTGGCCGAGGCGAATAAGCCGCCGCCTGCGCCGGAGTTCAGAACGTGCACGCGATGCGGCGGTGCCCTGTGGCCGAAGCACACCAGCTGCCTCTATCGCGATCGCCAATGTCCGATGTTCGGAAAGGAGAAAGCATGAGCAAAGCCAAATGTGCCGAAGCCTACATCTCGCGGGGTGCCGTCGTTATCCGGCTTCCTATTGCGAATATCGACAGTGCCTTGGATGGGGCATGGGCAGCCGGCAACTACGAGCCGCGCTATCGGCTTACCGACCCTGAGGCTTTCGCCAATGAGTTCGTACGCGAACTGAATCGCGAGCAGGAGGACGGCACAACGCCCATCCATGTGCTGTTCGACAAATGCCTGTACGCGGCCATCGAGCAGGGCGCGGAAGGTGTCGAAGAGCATCCGGAGCAAGAAGCATGACGCTGCCCCTGGTCGAGCGACTTCGAAATTTTCCCGTCGGTCCTGCCGACATGATGGATGCAATGCGCGACGCCGCCGACGCGCTTGAGAAAGCGGTGCAGCTCGCTCTCGACGAAAGCATGAAGGCGCCCGATTCAAACCACCCTTGGGACCGCGGCTACCGCGCTGGCGCCGCTGCGGTCTGGTCAAAGTTGCACGCATTGCTCGCTGCCTCGAAAGGAGATCAATCTTGAACAAAAAAGCTGTGGCCAGGGGCATGCGGCAGTTGCTGCCCAATCACTCAATGCCAGACTGCGAGAACGCAATAGACGCCTTCACCGTCGTGCTGGTCGACGCCATGCGTCGCGGCGAGCCGATCTCTATCCAAGGCATGGGGACATTCTCGGTAGTCACTCGCAACGGCAGGATTCCCTTCAACAAGATGGCCGGCGAATTGGCCGGAAAGCCCTACAGAACGAAGCGGGTTCTGTTCAAGGCTGGGCTGTACCTAAAGGCGGCAGCGAAGGGCGGAAAGGACTACCGGGAAACTGTGCTCAGCCAGATGGTGAAGTGACATGACCCGTAGGCAGCTCTTCGCCTTCACCTGCACGATGGCCGCCGCGCTCGCGATCCTGATTGCCGGCGCCATCTTCGATCACCTCCGGCTTGGCGCTCGGGCCAGTGCATGTGAGCGCTCCGGCGGCGTCTATGCCAAGACCATATCCGGCTTCGATTGTGTGAAGCGGCAATGACCGACTGCAGTCACCAGTTCGACCCGCTGAGTGACTTCTGCATGGGCTGCGGCGTCTCGATGCGAGATGCCATGGAGCACGATACGGTAAAAGCGGAGTGCCCGCAGAACGACTCGCGCACCTATCAGATTGCGCGCCATCGCATGAATGCCCTGGTCGCACCTATCCTGGAGAAGCTGGGCTTCGCCACGCCCCCGACCATGCAGTAGGCACCCAAAATTCGACACCCCTGAAACGAGAGGCTTACCCTTCCCGCGGCATGCACCCAAATCAACTGCGCCTTTTCCCGCTCACCCGGCCCGACGAAGACCACAAGTCGGGCCGCCCCATGTGGAAGGACTTCCCGAACGAAGCCCGGCCGATAGACGAGAGGCTGACCAGCCACCGGGAGAAGGGTGGCAACCTCGCCGTATCGACCGACGGGCTGATCGTCCTCGATATCGATACGCGCAGAGCAGGTGAGGAGGGCCTGCAGCTCCTGGAAATGGCGCAGCAGGATCTGCCGCGGACCTACACAGTGCGCACGCCAGGCGGCGGAAAGCACATCTATTTCAAGGCCTCGAAGGAATTAGCCAACTCGCATGACAAGCTGGCGCCGGGCATCGACGTCAAGGCGTACCGGGGCTTTGTGGTGGCGGCGGGCGCAAGGCGCCCAGACGGCGATTACACAGTCGAGACAGACGCCCCGATCGCTGATGCGCCGGAATGGCTCGAGGCGCTGTGCGAAGCACCGCGCGACACGGAAGCGGGAAAGGAAGTCCTGGGCGCCGAGCTCGACACGAAGCAGAACGTGGAGCGCGCAAAGGCTTATCTGGAGACGGCCGAACCGGCGATCCAGGGCGCCGGCGGCGACAATCACACCTTCAAGACCATAGCGGCTGTGCTGGATTTCGGCATCAGCGTGCCGCAGGCGACAGAGCTGATGCACGGATGGAACGAACGGTGCCAACCGCCGTGGCAACCGGAAGAACTCGAAAGAAAGATCGACAACGCTGCGAAGTACCGCAGCAAACCGCAAGGCGCCGACGATCCGACTGCGGAATTCGACGTCTTCACGCCGCCACCGACGGGCATAGAACCGCGCGGTACGAGAGACGTAAAGGCCAAGGCGCTGGCAAAGCGCAAATGGCTCCTCGGCAAAATGGCCATCCGCGGCAAGCTGACACTTCTGATCGCGCCTCCAGGGGCGGGCAAATCGACGCTCACGATCGGTGCCGCTCTCAGCGTCGCGTCAGGGAGAGACCTGATCGGCATGGAGCCTCACGAGCAAACCGGCGCCTGGCTCTACAATAACGAAGACGACCTCGAGGAACTGCACCGCAGGCTGGCAGCGCAGGCACAGGCTTTCGACGTCGACCTCGAAGCATTGGGCGACCGGTTATACCTCAATTCAGGCGAGCAGCGCCCGATCATGGTGGCGCGGAAACGCGGCCACGGGGCAGACCGAAAACTGTTCAAGACGCAGGACATCGCAGAGATAGAGCGGCACGTAACGGAGAAGGGAATAGGCCTCCTCATCGTCGACCCCTTCAGCGAGACACACGAGGGAGACGAAAACGACAACGTCGAGATGCGGGCCGTCGCTGCCCTGTTCCGTGGCATAGCCCAGCGCGCCAACGTGGCCGTGATACTCGTCCACCACACCCGCAAGCTGCCCACGGGGAACAGCGACGGCCATGCCGGCAACATGGACAGCGCTCGCGGCGCTTCGTCGGTCTCTGGCGTCGCCCGTGTCGTCCAGACGCTCTACGGCATGAGCCAGAAGGACGCCAAGCGCTGCGGCGTGCCAGAGGCTCAGCGTTCCCTTTACGTGCGGCTGGATGACGCCAAGACGACGCTGTCGGCCCCGAGCGGCGGCCACCCACGCTGGTACAGGCGCGAAAGCGTCGACCTCGAGACGACAGACGGCGGGACAGAATCGGTAGGCGTGTTGGTGCCCGTCACCCTGACTGAGATTTCCGAGGAGGACGACATGGACGTGTTGGACAAGGCGGTGTTGGAAATCTGCGACGGTCGCCCCCGCTTGATGGCCGACGTCGTGCGCGGACTTCAGGAGCACCCTGAGTTCGCCGGTCGGTCCCGGACGGGTCTCTACACGATGCTCGGTCGGGTCAATTCGGAGGCTTGGCAGTACGAGAGAAAAGAAGGGAGAGAGGGACCGGGGCCGGCGCGGATTGTCCCCTTGTCGGACTTTGTAACGGATTTTGATATAGAAGACATGGCGCAATGAGCGTAACGGTTTTGAGTTGTCTCACCTGTCTCAAGTTGTCTCAAAACCTGCGACAGCGTTTAGAATCAATGGGTTAGCGTCTGTCTGACAGGTTGAGACAACTTTCGAGAGGGTTGAGACAAGGTTTTAGTCAATTGCGTCAATGAGTTAGGGAGAATTTGTGGGTGTCTCAACCCCCTTTAGGGGGTCGTCTTTTTGAGACAACCCCTGCCGGGGGTTCCATCCCCAAATTGAGACAGGTGAAAAGCGTGACAGAAAATTCGATGCTCGAGAGAATCACCAAGACCAGCGCGGCCGTCGCTCGGCCCGGCGAGCGCGTGGCCGCTGCGCCAGGAAAACAAAAGCGGCGACGGACGAAGGGTCTGAGCGGCGGGGAGAGAATCCAGCTGATGAAGAACGCGCTATTTCCGCACAGCGCCCGGGGCGACTATCGGCGCATATCAGCGAATCAGGACGCCCAACAGGTGGCCGATGAGGAGACTTAGCAGGGCGATCTTCAGGGCGAGGCGGGCGAGCGCGATCATTGGCGTAGAGCCGTAGCTGCGAGTAGGAGGGCCAGGCCGAGACAGCAGTAGGCAACACCGGCGCCGAGGGAGGATCCCAGTGCGTAGCCTGCTACAGCGGCTAGGAGCTGCAGCAGGATGGCGAACCAGAGAAGGACGGGGATCATCGATCGTTCGCTGAGGTTAGCGGGGCGCCCAGGGCGAAATCGATCAAGGCACGGATTTCGCAGCATTCCCGTTTGGTGGCACCCAGCGTACGGCCTCTCAGTTCGCGCAGGATGCCGGATCGCTGGTCGTCGGATCGGATGAAGCCATCACGCGCCAGAGCGTCGAGGTGCGTGAACGGCCCATCCGGGTCGGAGTAGAGGCGGGCGAGTTCCTTGGCCCTCGTGGAAGGGATCATGTGATCTCCTCCGGCTTGCCGTCACGCAGGATGTACCAGGTGTTCGGCTTGATGCCGTCTTTGCCGACGATGCCGGCCCAGGCAGCGAGGATGTTGTAATTGTCGTCGCGCTCGACCAGGAACAGGGCGTTGCCTTCGGCACCCATCGCGCGGCCCTCATAGCCGCAGGCCATGGCGGCGCCTCGCGTGCCCGTCGCCGATGCGGCGCCTTGCCAGCCCGTCGCCGATGCGGCGCCTTGCTCGCCCGTCGCCGATGCGGCGCCTTGCCAGCCCGTCGCCGATGCGGCGCCTCGCGTGCCCGTCGCCGATGCGGCGCCTCGCGTGCCCGTCGCCGATGAACCCTCCTCGGGCGTAGCGCGTGACCAGACGTAATCCCAAGCGCGTTTCACCAAGTCGCCGATCGACAATTCAACATCGATGGTGATTTTGGCGGCAGCGATTTTCGTGTCGCTGCCATCGCAATTCGTGGTACCGGAAAGCGTCACCTCGGCGAAGCGCGAGCCGGCTGGCGGGTAGTAACTGAACACGTTCAGCGGATGCTCGCAGGCGTGAAAGCCACTGCTGCAGGCCACGACGTCACCCTTGTGGGCGTAGGTCTTGCCAACTTCGTACTGGAAGTCGCGGCACTGCAGATCCTTGTTGAAACCCTTGTACGCGGTGATTTTCTCGGCCTTCTTCGACATGGTCGTGAACTCCTTACGCCGCACTGCGGCTAGTCGGTTGATCATAGTTTGCGGGTACGCGGTGAGAGGTGATGGGGCGGAGGACGTCGTTACCGGCGGCCACCCATTCGGCCAGGCCGTCGTTGGGATCGCCCGAAACGGCTGCGAGCTCGGCGTCGGCAGCTTCCAAAGCTTCGACATGCGGCACGCCAAGGCTGCGAGCCTGCCGATAGGCGACGCGGGCGAGATTGAGTACCAGCAGGCCCCGCGGGCTCTGCAGGTACTCGAGCATGGGCGGGACGTTGCGCGGCCGGATCGGGCTCGAGCCGATAGGCATTTCGCCCTGGGGCGTGGCCACCGTGTAGATGACTGGCGCGTGGCAATAGGGGATGTAGGGCATGGCTAATACTCCTTCGGTAGGTAAGTGAATCGTTCGCAGTGGTCGTCGAGGCTGCGCACAAGCAGCCACTTCGCGATTTCGGGTGTGGGGCCGAAGCTGGCGCTATCGGTGATGCCGGTGAGCGGGCGACGAATGCGTGCTTCGAAGGCGTAGCGTTCGTCTTTGATCCTGGAGCGGCGCACGTGCCCGACGCGGGTGCCGTCGGGTTGAAAGGCAGCGTGTCGATCCTTGGCGGGATCGTATGTGAAGGTGAGGGCGGTCATGCCCACCCTCCGCTGAAATCGATTCCAATGATCTTGGCAATGAAACCGGCGGAATAGCCGCGCCAGTACGCTCCGTGATCATCACGCCTTTCGTGGTGGTACTCGCCGCGAAGTAGGCGCTCCACACCATCGACCGTGACGTGATCGTATCCGGGGCCGGACTTCGCGCCATCACGGTAGCCTTTGAGATACTGCCAAGAGGGCCGAAAGGCGGTCATGTGTAGTCCTCCAACGTGACGTCGTAGCGAAGCACGCGGCCGCGGTGGTCTTTGATGGGCTCGATCTTGGGGGCCTCGCCCGGCGACACATCGCCTGTCGCGAAGTCATCTTCCAAAGACGCCTCGGCGCGTTCGCGGGTCTTGTGGGAGCTCCAGCGGTACCGCATGGCTCAACCATCCGCCTTGGCGAGGGTGGAGCGGTGATCGCGGGGAGTCGGGTTTCGTTCCCAGCTCCATTTCGCAACTTCACAGAGCTGCGCCCATGATTTGCGAGGAGTGCCATCGTGGTATTGCGGACAGCGACGAAGATCCTCTTCGTAGGCCACTTGTCCGGGTGTGAGGCGAGCCATCGAGCTTCACCTTGTCGGGAGAACCTGATCAGCGGGCGCTGAGAGGCAAGCGGCTGGCGCTTGAGTAAGGAACCCTTGAGTCGCTTACCGAAGCGTCGGCTTTATCGGCGGGCCTGTACTTGGCGGCCCACGGGCATGGCGCAGACCACGCGGCTGGATGAAATACGCTTGCATTTGGGTGCCTCCCGTTACGCTTACGCTCACTGTCACGGTTTATATTCTTAGAAGCGTTACACCGCAACAAGAAAATCGCGACTGTCACGATTTATTTTGTGCGGCGGCAGTAGGCGCGGCTTTTCGGCCAGAGGCGGCGCCAGCTGGCAGACGTCTCAATCGCTTGGTGGCGGGTGAGGGACTGGCCGTAATCTCGGCCGTAGATGAAAACTCGGTAGTTGTGGCGGGCGGTGTCACGCATGGCGCGAGTTCCCCGCCAACACGGGCTCGGCATTGGCCAGCTCGAGCGGCGTAGGGGCCTTCACCATCAGGCAGACCCGACCGCCGATCCGATATCCGATGTGGTCGAGGTCCAGGCACCCGACAGCCGCCCATATCTTTTGGATAGAGCCGCCACCGAGCTTGCAGACCAATTCACGAAGGGTGTGAGCGTGGATGTAGCGGTCTGGAACAATGAAGTAGAGCCGCAATTCGCCGTTCATAGGTGCCTCCTGGCTAGGGGTGGGCGAATGAAGGCAATATACGTACGGTAAGTATGTGTGTCTAGCAAAATACTTACGGTGCGTATCACGGACCTGTGAATATTTCGGAAGACCCGTTCTTTCGAACGGCAAAGGAGGGTATCTTCCCGGGCATGAAGGATGCGGAGGTACTAGAATTCTTAGCGGAGAAGCTGGGATCTAGCGCAGCGGCAGCACGAGCGGCCGGCGTTAGTGCGCAGAATTATTCCGACTGGAAGGTCAGGGGGATCAGCTCTACGCGACGCGCGGTCGTCTGGGTGCTGGCAAATGCCCAAGGTGCGGAGCTTCCGGAATCTTGGCTGCTGAAGCCTGGCGGCCATCGCCGGAGGAAGCTCGCCACATGAGGACCACTACAATTGTCGGCACTTCGCTGGCGCTATTGATGCCTTCAATAGGCCTAGCTCAAACCACGGGAAACGATATGTTGCCGCTATGCTCGTTTGTGGTGGAAGGGGGCTCGTCATCTGATGTTGGCGCCTACTTCGACGCGGGCAGGTGCATCGGCACGATACAAGCCTTGCGTAGGCTTGGCCCGATGTTGGTCGACGGGGCGTTTTGCGTACCCAGCGATGTCACCGCCAAACAGATGGTGCGAACGGCCGTTGTGGGATTAAAGCGGCGCCCCGAGGCGCTACACCACGACTTCACCTATCTCGCCGCCTTCGTATTCTCCGACATATGGCCGTGCGCGCCTGCCAATAAGTCGAAATAGCTCGTCACGATTTCCCTTCTAAGGCGCCGGCGGTCATTCTGCCGGCATGGATAAACAGCCCGTCCCCGCAGAGCGCCTTAACGAGCTGGTCGACGCATTTGCGAGCGGTCGCTCACATTCCGAGATTTCCTCGATTTTAAATGTCTCAACGAGTGAAATATTTCGTAATGTTTCAACGCCGCAGTTTCGCGCGGCGCTGAATAAGCGTGTCCGCGCTCAACTAGCGATAGACGCGCTTTCGGCGATTTCACTTCTCGCTGACACGGTTCGCGACGCCAGCGTGCCGCGTCACGTTCGCGTCAAAGCCGCCGGCATGGTGGCCGCGATGGCTGGCTACGTCGCTCCGAAGGCCACGGAAGCCCCGAAAACAGCGGATAATCCGGCTGATATGAGCAGTGAAGAGTTGCGGCGCTTCCTCTCCGACGCAGAGCGCGAGCTATCCGCTCGAGCTGTCGAGGTGCAGCCCGCTGAGACGCAACTAGATGATATGCTTGGATAATCCGGTGCCTTACTGAGGCACATGACGCGAGCCTGGCGCCGGCGAGGCGCCCTCGACCCCCGGCAGGGGGCCGCCCTCGGCCCGATAACGATGGCCACGCAGCTGCACAAAATTTCTGGCACACCAAATCGTGTCACGGTTTTACACTTTGTCGCATAGTCGCCGAATCGCCACATCGGTTAGCCTTCGGCATCGCATTCCCACCCGTCACGGCGACCAGCCGAGCCCCAAGAAGCCGTTGGATCCGACCGCTGAGAGCTGGATTTCCTACAAGCCGATCTTCTTGGACAACCACGCCGAGCTTTATTGCGTCGTCGACGACACGGATTACGACTGGGCGATGCAATGGCGCTGGTCGGCGACGCCCAACAGCACCGGATTGAAGTTCTACGCCAGCCGGAGCACGCGACTGGAGGGCCGAGACGGCGGCCAGACGCGCATCTACCTGCACAAAGAGATACTGCTGAGGGCGAAGGGAGCCCCCCCAGGGCGTAGATTCGTCATCGGCGATCATCTGAGCGGCCAGAGCCTGGACAATCGCCGCTGCAATCTGCGCTGGGCGACAAGATCGATGAACGCCCGCAACATCCACGGCGTGGCCATGCGTCAAATGGCGCTCGAGTTCGGGCGTCGCCAGAAATTTGCCGCCTGACACGCTTCGGCTCTACTCTCATCCCGTCGATTCGATCCACCGCGTTTTGCCTCCTTGTCGGGGATCGAATTTTGGATGACCGCTCTGCCTCCTTCTGCCGTCATCCAGTCAGGTGCGTGTGCCGGCCGCCGTGAATCCGTGATGCGGGTGCGGCGGCCGGTTTGCATCGGGGCGATTTTTGTCACGCTAAGTCGTGACGGCTACACTGCGTCGCCATGGCCCAGCCGACGCCCTACAACAAGTCCCGCACGTTCGCGGATTCGAGCACCGGAGTGAAGTATCCGGTGCCGGCGTCGTTCCTCGACACCGAATTCTCGCTGGTCGAGCGGACCGTCGATGAGATTTGCGCCAATCTCGAGCTGATTCAGCGTGACGACGGCAAACTCGCCAACGGATCCGTACATTCTGAGGCGCTAAGCGCCGACGTTCAGGCAATGATCGGAAACTGGACGCCCCGTGCGACCTGGCTCACCGATACGCAGTACGCAGCAAAGGATATGGTTACGTTCGAAGGGCGTAACTACGTCGCGGTGATCGCGCATACGTCCGGGGTGTTCTCGGCTGATTTCGCGGTCGGCAAATGGCAAGTGCTGACAGACGTCGCATCTATGTTCGGCGGCGTCGAGATTTCCGTTCCGACCGTCGCGGCGCTGCGCGCATACCAAGGACCGGCAACGACGGCCGTCGTTGTTGCCGGAGCGACGTTCAACGATGGCGTCGGAGGCAATTTCGCTGTCAAGGTGGGGGACGGTGCGACCGCCGATGACGGAACGAACGTTATTGTCGACGTTCGTGGCCGACGCTGGTGGCGCGTTTCCAGTCAGCGGACTGATTCCCTTCCCGACATGGCGGCACTTCGGCTCTACCGGGGGCCGGCGGCTTACGTGACTCTCGCATCTCGCGTGGAGTTTGGTGACGGAGGAGGCGGCCTCTTCGCCATCAAGAACGGGGACACAACTTCTGCAGACGATGGCGCGATGACTGTCGTGGATCCGTTGGGGCGACGGTGGCGGCGGGTTTTCGATGGTGCCTACAACGCGTTGTGGTGGGGGAAATTCGTTGGTTCGGCCGTTCAAGGAGCGATTAATTACGTCGCGGCCAATCATGCTGATGGTGCCGAGATTTTTATACCGGATGGGCACTGGGCACTCGATTCCACTCTCAGCATAACGTCGCCGGGCGTCAGGCTGCGCGGCGGGAGCATGCGCGGCACAGTGCTGGTAGACACGTTCGCTAGCGGCCACAGCGTCGAGGCAACGGGCCAGCCCGGGCATGGTACCGACAACTTCGAGATCAGCAACTTAACCTTCTGGGCCAATGTTCCGAAGGCGCCAGGTTCGGCCGCACTTCATCTCAACAATGTTCACTTCGCCACAGCGCGGATGCTGCGGAATAATTCGAATCACTACAATGCGGTAAGGATTACAGGCGGCGCCTACAGCTATATCAACCAAATTGATACCTGCGATTTCGGCAATAATCAGAGCGATGCCATCGTCATCGGATCCGGCGGCGCACTGGTCCAGGGCGTCGTCTTGAACGATGTCCAAATTCACTATGCCGGCGGGGCGGGCATCGCGCTTTTCAGCTGCAGCGGAATCTCCGCTCGTAATGTCTCCATCGCCGGTTGCCGCGACGGCATTGTGACCTTCCCATTCGGCGCGACGCGGACAGGCGATACGCATGGATCCGTCGGGACGCCGTCCGGCCTGATCGACAACATCAATACAAGCGGCCTCAACACGGGAATGATTATTTCTGGTTCTGGGGTCTTCGGTCAGATTGTGGCCGTGACGGCGAACTCGATTACGATAAGCCCACCTCTACAATCCACTGCCAGCGGCGTGTCGTTCTACTGCTACAATTTCGTTGTTGCCGGGCAATGGGATTCCTGTGTCGTCGACACCTGCACGTTCTATGGGCTGAAACTATGGACGGGCGGCGGGATCGTGGCCGGTCATGTTTTCAACAATCAGTGGGCTTGCTCAAACGGCGCAGGTGATCGCACCGCCTCTGGCGCGAACAGGCATGGCGTTTCGGTGATCCCTGGCAGCGATGCCAACTCACGCGTAGTTGGCCTCTCTTTCTCTAACCCGATCGTGGCGAACAACACCGGATCGGGCTTCTCATTCGAGGTGTCCAACGGCAGCATTCATCACGTTGGCATATCCAGCCCGAACATTGGTCAGAACTCGGTGGCCGGCAGCGGATTTCAGGCGGGTATCGACATTGGCGACGGCGTGTCGAATGTCTCAATCGTCGGGGGATTCTCTGGTCCCGGTCATATTCTCAATACTGTCGCGAACTTACAGAACTACGGTATTCGCCTGATCGGAACTAGTGGCGATCACATTTCAATCGATGCCGTCGATTGCACTGGCAACGTTACGGGAGCTGTCCTGAATCAGCGCACCACAGCAGACGTAAAGATCGACGCGCGGGGCTACACGAACGTGAAGCGCGGTACAGGCTCAATCTCCGGCGCCACCTCAGTGGTCGTGGCACATGGCCTGAGCGAAACACCAACCCTGAGCGGTATCGACGTTCGGCCGACGGGCGATCCGGGCTCCGGCATTCGCTCATGGGTATCCGCCGTCGGTGCGAGCAATTTCACGCTGACGACCAGTGCGGCGGCAACCTACGCGTTCGCCTGGGAAGCACGAGGGCCCACCGCGCCATGAGTCAACCAACTCGCTATCACAAGTCGCAAGATTTCGCTGGCGCGCAGTCCGGAAATACTCTGGCGCCGATTCCCGGCGCGTACTTCGACACCGAATTCAATCTTGTTCAGGAAACGCTCGACCAAATTTGCGACAATCTGGCGTTGCTTCAGCGCGACGACGGCGCTTTGGCGAATGGATCTGTGCATCCCGACGCGCTGAGCGCCTCTGTTGTTGCAATGATAGGTGGCTGGCTGCCGCGCGGTGCGTGGACGGCGTTGGTGTACTACTCCGTTAAAGACATGGTGACGCAGGCGAACCAACTTTATGTCGCCACTATGGCTCACACGTCCGGGACGTTCAGCACAGATTTGGCCGCGGGGAAATGGCAGCTCGTTTCAGCTCCTACAGCCGCCGGCAACGTCTCCAACACTCCTGCCGGCAGCATCGCAGCGACGAATGTGCAAGCGGCGATCAATGAATTGGATGCCGAGAAGCAGCCCCTCGATCCCACGCTGACTGGATTGGCTGCGGTTGTCACTGCGCCCGACAAATTGCTGTACGCCACGGCTCTTGACACCTTCGCGGCGACTGACTTCTCGAATTTTGCACGGTCACTTCTTGACGACGTGGATGCAGCGGCAGCTCGCGCGACGCTGGGCGCGTTGAGCAAGGCGGGGGACACCCTAACGGGTGAACTCGTAGCCGCTGCCGATCCGACGACGCCACTGGCCATGGCTACGAAGAAGTACGTGGACAGTTCAGTGATCGGGCTTGGCACTGGAGATACGCGACAGACTATTATGGGAGGGCCGGTTACCGGTGCCGGACTTCCCAGCCTCTTTCCTGCATCGTCAGCTGGGTTGAATTTGACGACCCAGAATGTGTCTGTATCGGCGCCTCTTGCAGCAACATCGGCGCAGGGATGGTCATCCAGCAACGCGCGCCGCGTCGATCGTCTTGGCGTTGCCATTGCGAATCTTACATGGACCGGCTTGGCCAACGGTGCAACGAACTATCTCTACCTGACCATCAACGACGATGGCACGTTGTCGCCGGGGTTCACCACGACAGCACCCGTGTACCAATGGGGCGGCGCTGCGTCGACGTCTCTCGGCAATTTCACGTTCAATATCGCCGAGATGAAGGGGTATCTCGGCAACGGCACCGCAGCCCTTGCGTCGAACATTGTATTTGTCGGAGAGGCGGTGACGAGCGGCGGCAACATCGCTTCGACGGTGTGTTACCCCTACAACGGCAAGTACGATTCAGGTTTTCTCGGAGATCTCCCGGCCACGAACACCGCTGCGTCGGTCAATCACAACATCAGCGTCTACCCACGAATGACGGATTTCGTCATCGAGTGCACGTCGGCCGAGGGCGGTTACTCGGTCGGCGACCGGATCGCTCTCGGCTCGATCCACAACTATGACGGCACCAATATTCGACTTCCGACGCTCTCGACTACCGCGAAGGCCATGAGCGTGATCGCTTCGGATTGGCTCGTCGTGCATAAGTCGACAGCGGTTGGCACGATCCTTACGCGAAATAAGTGGCGCTACAAGATGATCGCGGAGCGTGGTTGGTGATCAATGCTGTACACGGACGGGCAAGGGTTTTTCTACACAGGCGATTGCCGGATCGGTGATCGCGCCGCGACGATAGAAGAAGCGGCGGCACGTCAAGCGGCGATGGTGACGAGAGTGCCCGAGGTTGTCAGTTTCGGGCAGCTTGTTCGTGCATTGAGCAATCTAGGTCATCTTGTGACGATCAAGGCCGTTGTGACGGCAGCTGGTGGACTCGGCCTCGAGCTGTGGCAGCACGCCAGCACCTTCGAGCGTAATGATCCGCTGCTGATCGCCCTGGCCACAGAGGCCGGGCTGACGACCAGCGATGTTGACGCAGTTTTCCGACTCGCGGCCACGCTGTAACGCTTTACTCGGAGCAAAATTGCACTTTTCCAAATCGCGTGTAACGCTCGACCTCACGGAGGCAGTTCATGGCATTACGTGAGGTGACACGCGCAGAGATGCAGCAGGCGGTGAACGCTGTTGCTCAGCATCGCTTGATAGGGGCCAGCAAGTTACTCGGGATTGCCCACCAGACTTTGCAGAATCGATTACGGCTTGCCGAGCGGCATGGCATCAAGGCCGACAAGTCCGGACTCGATGCACAGCAGCTGTCCGATCAGGACCGGCTGCATCTCCAGGATCGCCTACGCGATCTTGAGGCGACCTTGAAGTCGGAGCGTCGCGAGCGTCTATCGGAGGACCGTATCCGTGACGAGATTTTCGGCCTCGCCAAGACGACGATTGCACCGCCGGCGTGGGCTACGGAAGCGATGCGCAAGGCGGATCGCCCCGGCATCCCATCGGTCCTCTGGTCCGATTGGCATTGGGGCGAGGTGGTGCTGCCAGGGCAGATCCACGGCAAGAATGAGTTCAACGTCGCCATTGCCAAGAAGCGCCTGCAGCGGCTCGTGTCGCGGACGATCGGCCTCTGCTTTTCCCACATGACCAACCCGGACTATCCGGGCATCGTGGTCAATCTTGGCGGCGATCTGGTGTCGGGCGACATCCACGACGAGCTCGTCGAGACGAACGAGCTCACGTCGGCCCAAACCCTGATCGACATCGTCGGCGCGCTGTCCTGGGCGCTGGAAACCCTGGCCGACCGCTTCGGCCGCGTCTGGGTGGTGGCCGTCGCCGGCAACCACGGCCGCATGACGAAGAAGCCGCGTGCCAAGAACCGCGCCTTCACCAACTTCGATTGGGTCATCGCCCAGCTGCTGAACCGACACTTCTCGAAGGACAAACGCTTTTCTTGGCTGATCCCGGACGGACCGGATGCTTGGTATCGTGTCTACTCCCATCGCTATCTGCTGACGCACGGTGACCAGTTCCGCGGCGGCGACGGCATCATTGGCGCCCTGGGGCCGATCCTGCGCGGCGACACGAAGAAGCGCGCCCGCAACTCTAACCTGGAGCTCGGCTATGACACGATGCTCCTCGGCCACTGGCACCAGTACCTGTCGCTGCGCCGCGTCATCGTGAACGGCGCGCTGAAGGGCTACGACGAGTATGCGGCGCAGAACAATTTCGCCTTCGAGCCGCCCATTCAGGCGCTGTGGTTCACCCACCAGCGCTATGGCCTGACGGCGGCGTGGCCGATCTATTGCGAAGACCCCGCAACGCAGTTCCGCGGCGAGGCCGTGCAGCTGGGCGAGATGCCGAGGGCGGCATGAAGCTCGTCCGCGTGACATGGCTCGACGCCATGGCGATCGCCGAGTGGACGAAGCAGGGGAGTGAGATTGCGCCCCAGCGCTGCGAGACGGTCGGCTACCTCGTGGGGGAGGACGACGGCCACGTCATCGTTGCCGCCACGATTTCTGGCGACGAGTACAACGCCGCGATTCAGATCCCGCGGCCAATGATTGAGAATCTGGTCGATCTCGAGGAGGCCGTATGACGCCGCAGGAGTACAGCGAGTACGTTCTTCGCAATTGGGGCCGGAAGCGCGCCAACGACGGGCGCCCGCCTGTAACGCCGGCGGAGAGTCTCTGCATCATGTCGACGGGGCTGGCCGGCGAAGTGGGTGAGACCCTGGAGCACGTCAAGAAATTCGTGCGAGACGGCAAGATGCCGGATCGCGAGTTCCTGTTGGAATGCGGCGACGCGCTGCATTACCTAGTCCGGTTGCTCGGCGAGTTCGGATACTCGCTCCAAGACGCCATCGACGGCAATGTCGATAAACTGGACGCGCGGTTCGGCCATAGGCTTTGAGTCGCCTCGCCGGCCTATCGACCGAAGACCTCCTCAAACGTAAGCAGGCCGCCCAACGCCAGCTCGCGATCAAAGAGGCGCAGCAGGGTCTGCTTCCCTTCATCAAGTACGTTCGGCCCGACCCGAACGACCCCGACGACGCCACCAAGTCGACCTATGTCGAGACGCCGCAAGGCAAGCTGCTCTGCGAGGTCATCGAATCAGCGTTCCGCGGCGAGCGCAAGCGGGTGGCCGTTTCGATCGGTCCGCAGCTCGGCAAGAGCGAGGTGCTGACGCGCTGCGCGCCGACCTGGTGGCTGGGCAAGCGGCCTCACGCCAACATGATCATCGGCGCGTACAACCAGCCGTTCGCCAACACGTTCGGCAGCGACATTCAGGCCATCCTGGAGGGAAACCCCTACCAGCAGGTGTTTCCGAAGATAGAGCTGCGGGAGAACGCTAAGGATTACATCACGACGACGAAGGGCGGGAAGATTTCGCTCGTCGGTGTCGGCGGCTCTGGTACCGGCAAGCCCGCTGATCTGTTCATCGTCGACGACCCGATCAAGGGGCCTGACGATGCCAACAGCGAAACCTACCGCAATGGCGTGTGGTCCTGGTTCTCGGGTGTCGTTTTCTCGCGCCTGCACAACAACTCGGTCGTCATCGTCGTGCACACGCGCTGGCATGAGGACGATCTGATCGGCCGCCTGTGCGATCCATCGCACCCTGATCGCAACACCAAGTATAAGGGCATCGCCGACGACTGGCTCTACATCAACCTGCCGGCCGTCGTCTCCGACCAGGCCCTGGCCGATGCTCTCGGCCTGAAGCTCGAGGTGCCGACGGACCCGCGGATCGTCGAACAGTTCACGGCCAAGCCCATGTCGGCACTGTGGCCGGAACGGAAGGGGCTGAAGCTCCTGGCCGAGGCGCGTCGGGTTGATAAGCACGACTTCGAATCGCTCTATATGGGTAATCCGACGCCCGATGACGGCGATTACTTCACGGCCGACATGATCATAGAGTATGAGTCCGAGGACCTGCCGCGCGAGCTCAATTACTACGGCGCCTCCGACCACGCCGTCAGCGAGAAACAGACTGCCGACTCGACGGTGATCGGATGCACGGGGATCGACACCAACGGCATCGTCTGGGTTCTGCCCGACCTGGTGTGGGGCAAGATGATGACTGATCGCATGGTCGAGGAAATCCTGAACAAGATGCAGGAGTACAAGCCTGGCGTCTGGTGGATGGAAAGCGAGCTGATTTCGAAGTCTTTTGGACCGTTCCTCACGCAGCGCATGGAGGAAACCAGCACTTTCTGCACCCTGAACCCTGTGACGCCGTCGCGCGATAAGCAGGTGCGCGGGCGTGCCATCCAGGGGCGCATGCAGCAAAGGAAGGTCCGGTTCCCTCGTTTCGCGCCCTGGTGGCGTGACGCGCGTGCGCAGCTCCTGAAATTCCCGTATGGTGCCCACGACGATTTCGTCGACTGGCTGTCCTGGATTGGCCTGGGTCTGCGCGAGCTGCACCCCGCCGACCAGTCCGCATCGGAGTCCGCCGCTCCGGCACCATCAGGTTCGTTGCAATGGTTGCTTCAGCAGACCGCCAAGCGCGCTCAACTGGAGAAGCGAAGGGACACCCGCTATGGCTGAGGCCGATCCAGCCGCTCAAGATGTGACTTCCCCGCCGGATTCGGGTCAGCAGCTCGTTCGACAGGGCGCGCCGGCGCCCACCGGCGACGCCGACCCTGGCAGGAAAGAGCTGGTCGAGCAGTGGCAGAAGAAGATCAAGGATCGGCGCGCCAAGCTCGAGCCCGAGTTCAAGAAGATGCGCGAGAATCAGATGTTCGCGCGGCTCGGCGACGACAAGGAATGGGTGGAGGG